CTTATGTATGCTGGTTTCACCGCCCGGCAGGCGACGGAAATATTGGCCAAGCGGGCGTGAGCGCCCAAAAAAGCCCGGTGTTGTCTAAGCCTCAAAAAGACCAAAAACAATTCATTAGCCGCCTGCCCAAGTAATATGTTTTCTTATTTCATAATAATATGGAAAAAAAGCCTAATGTAATGGCATTGTTACGCCGTTATCAGAGATTCGTCGACTTTGATGACGTTGGACGACCCTTGCACCCACTCTCCGAGGTCATCCAAGTAGCCAGCAGCAGTGCGGCGGGAACCGGGAGCAGAGAAGGAGCGCTATTCAAGGGCCATGCTGTGGTCATCAATGAGAAAAAAGAGCTATTGCTAATATACGATAAGGCTCGGAATGAATGGAAGCTCCCTGATACGGTCTACACAAATACAAAGGAACAAGCAAATCGGCTGCTTGATAAACGTTATCCGGGCGATGATGGCAAAGTGATATACAGCAATATGAATAACTTTGACGAAAACCAATCACGCCATCGTTGGACCGAAAGCATCGTAAAGCGTTATAATGCTCGCGTAGGCGGAAGGCAGAGGGCGCAGACAACATTTGCAAAGGGGGCATTACCAGACAACATAAGAGCCTTTGATTCGATCATTCTTCATAGTTGTCTAAAGTGGTAAAAAACGAAAATCTCTTGACATATATAAAATGACAAACGAATGTGATAAAGTGATTACGATACCACAGTACTCCGGTACGTGCTGGTTCAATGCGGTGCTTATGGCTTTATTTTATAGCGAGGGAGTGCGGAATGTCTTGAAATCCACGATAAAAAAATCAGACATGCCTCCCAAATCCCGCAAGATCTTTACGGACATTTTGAATCGCCGTTACAAAGCGCATGTCATGAAGCAACATGCGTATCTTTTTTTCAAAGTCATAACGCCGGAAGAGATCCTGCGGATATTGAACGAAGAGGCCCCGGAGATATTCAAATTCAAGCCGTATGAGCGTATCGGTTATTTGAACGTCACCTATATTCCACGTCTGCTTGAGATGTTTCGTGTGAAGGCATTGCACCTGGATGCCATCGTCAAAGGAAAGAATCTCCGGCTATACTACTCTGTCGTATACACAGACCTGCGAATGACAACCGTTCCTACAAAGAAGCCCAAAAAAAAGCGAACGTATATACTGGATTATGAAGTAGCAACCGTTAAAGTTGATGTGGACAAACCAAATATCGTGGTTGTCAAATATTTCAAGAACGTTACACCATTAGAAGCCAATTTGTTTGCGGTAATTCCCCTTGTCGATTTTATGAGCGAGAAACCAGTCGTCCTTGCGGGGCGCGAATACCTACACGATAGCCTGTTATTAACCAACTTTAACACAGATTCGTGCGGCATGGGTCATGATATTGCGGGTGTGACTTGTGAGGATGCGCGATTCTTATACAACGGGTGGACTCGGTCGACGATCGACCCGGCGCTTGCAAATGAACCCATTGCAAATACGACGGCACTCCCATGTGAACTCATGCCTTACGATTGGATCAAAAACGACGATGACTTTTGCATAGACAAGGTGGCGTGCGGAATGAAAAAAGCCAACGCCCGAGACAAGAAACGGGAATTGTGTTTCAACTTTTCAAAAGGCACCAGAACATATTTATTAGTAGATAAGAAATACCGGAAATAATAACAGAAGCATGTTGAAGAACATCAACAAAACTTACGAATATCGTTATATTCGGCATGATGCTCGTGTGTATTACATCGGAAGGAACGTGCATGGGCCGTTTCAAAATAGGATGTTCTACACGGAACCGTTTACGAGTCGAGAGCAAAATGTCACGCGGAACGCCATCATCGGGTTCTTATCGCCTGAGTTGGTAGTGCAACGGGTCGATCAGATCATGTCGCAAAGTGAGTGCGATGTGAATTTAGTCGACGTGCCGATAGGAGATCTCAAACAAATGGCGCATGTTTTGAAAATGCCATTGGTGGTTGAATTATACAAGAGTGTGTGCCCTATGGGCGAGGTCGTTAATATTTATTATTACCTGCCCGACACACAGAACAATAAATTAAAGATGTGAATAGTATAAAGTATGCGTTGGTTTGCTCTTTGGTTTTGCTTTTTCCTCGTGATATTCATTATGGTCGTGTACGACATTGTGCATGCTTGTCGCCGCGAAGGCTTTTCTTCTAAAGACTATGCGGCTGTCACCGCAGAGAAACCGCCGCGTAATAACTGTTTGAGTCTTTTGGTCCAGAAAAAGTGGATATCGCCCAAAGACAAGAAGCGGGCGAATATAGCCTCGGATATGCAGATCGCCAGAGCCATCCAATCCCAATATTCTTCATATGTCTATCCACACATCGAGTCATGTGTGTTACCCGAAAACATGTTTGATTTATATACGAATAACAAGGGACAAAACTCCATAGATGCAGAGACGTGTGCGATAAAAGGCAAGACGGCAGAGGGCAACCTGATCTATTATGGTTTAGAAAAGGTGGGTCCATCCTCGGAGATCGAACCAAAGGGATGTATGTTTGATTTTAGTGGATCGACGGGCAAAGCCGACCTACTGCGTTTCTTGGACGACATGTATAAACTCAAATATTATCCCCATGAGAAGGAGAAACGTGAGTACGATGCGCTTCTAAACAAACATAATCTCCCTAATAAGTAAGCAATGACGACGGTCATTATCATGTTCATTATACTTTTGTTGGTCATCACATTGCAGAATGTGGTGATAGGTCATCGCGATGCGTTCTTAGACTCTTCGCCACAATTGTTGAGGCCGATTGCGAATTGTTTAGAATATGCAAAAAACAAGGGCTTCATCGATATAGATAGCATGGATAACGATAGCAGAAATCGAATCAATGTTTTATCGGACATGGAATTGCTCGAAGGAAAGGGGCGTCTTTTGAATCAGGCTTACTTTACAACCGAACCTGTCTGTGTATTGCCACGCGAGTCTTTTTCTTTGTATGAAACACGCGGGGGGCGGAACGGTATCAACCCGAAGACATGTCAGCTCGAGGGACGAACGGCATATGGACAACCCGTGAACGTCAACTTGACACCCCTCGCCGAAGGGTGCGGACTGCCGTTGGGTTCGGGAGGAAAACCGCTATTCGATATACTGGATAACCTCCATGACATCAAAACGCACGATGAGACCAAGAGAAAACTCGACGACGAGGCCCTCTTAAAGCAGAAGCTCATGCCGACCACAGCACCTGCTGCACAACAAGAGGGAAAACGATGTCGAATGGTGCGGACGAGCGATTACGGGAAGAACACTGGTCAACCAATGTTACGTCGTTTTGCGAATCTTCCCCTATCATGTGAGCGAGGAGAAGTCATCCAACGAATCATGCCTCCTGATCTTGAAGGAATTAGCTACGAATGTTGTAAAATCGACGCAGCTGGATTGGTCAAAGAGAACATCACGACCCATACCACAGGATGGTTTGATCCATTGAATTGGAGGAACACGAGTTTACTACAACACAAGATCGAGTGTGGCGGAACAGGAGGACTGCAACAGTTCTATGTAGAGGCGAAAGATGAGGGCGCGACGCCTCTTGATCTTCCTCAAGCGCGGATCAACTATACATGTGCACATTTTGGGAAAGCGAAATGTGATAACATCTCCAAAACCACACCAGCATGGGGTGGGATGAGGTGTGTACATGGACACCTCAACCAGATTATACCGTCTGCCTCTGGGTCGGCTGATGTTCAATTCGATTATAAGTGTTGTAGGCCGAGAAAATAAATAAATAAAATATAATGGATAAGATCGACATTACTGTAATATCATGTGTCGTCGTGGTTCTGGTGACATGTACTATCGTCGCTTATTACGTGGCAAAACAGCCCAAAATAGAAGGATATGATGATTATATCACGAATGCATATCCAGCGTTTCCAGAGGTTCGCACCTTGTTCGGCAATGATATGCAGATCCGCAACGAGTCTGTGTTGAACTGCTATGATTATATGAAGGCGAATGGTCTTGGGTCGTGGATTGACGAGAGTGACTCACGAGACTCCCGAAATAGGATGAAAGTTCTGAGTACGTTACGAACGAATACGTCGCATTTTGATACACCAATGGCAACCGATGCTGTTACCATGCATGGCTGTCATATTCCGAAAGATGTGCTGACACAGGTTTTCCAATCAGGCGACGATTGTGTGATCCGCGACACCATAAATAATCGCCAGGTGCAACTCGACCCAACCGAGAAGGGTTGCTCCATCGATTTCAATGTGATTGGTCGCGATGCATTTGACAATATTATGGATGTGGCATGGTATGCTTATGATAAGGAACATCAAGAAGAAGCGATAAAACTCGAAAAAGAAATCGCGGACCTCGAAAAACAGGTTGCGGATGAAGAACAACGGTTGGAACGCGAAGAAGCCGAAAAGAAGTATTTCGAAGACGCTACGCAGATGATGATCGAATACAAAGAGAGCTGTCAGGGTGATTATTGTATCAAGGCAAAGGATTGTTCGATCGCGAAAGTTGCGAATGCGGCCTATAGACGACGAATGGCAGCACGTATAGCTAGAAACAACATGATTGGAGATGCGATGCATCGTCTCACCGGTGGTATCGCGCAACTTAATGCTGATATCGCAGCAGTCGATTTTTTCTACAATCTGTACATGCGATTCAAGTGATCAAAATCAACAATCTGCCAAAGTATAATATGACAATATATTAACGAATGAAAGACATCATACCCACACCAGAACCGTTAAAATACAGCGAGGCGTCTGACCGTAATCAAGTATCGTGTGCCAGTCACCTCGAAAAGTACGGTATAAGTATAGGGTCCCTGGACAAGGTCCAATCGAAAGTGATGGCACACATGTTTCCTACACAGATCATGAATTTGGACACAGGAGTCACGGACATGCAGCCGGCGTGCACCTTGCCACAACAACTTTTATCGAGTTATGGTGTCGATCCCACATCGTGCGGCCTTGCGGAGAATGATGCTCTGCATCCGGCTTTCGGCGACATGAACGTGATGAAGGGTTGTGTCATGAAAACCGCTGATCCAAACGGTTACTTTCCCAGAGGAAACACATACTCTGATACGACGAAATTGCAAGGTTTTCTGAATAACGCAGCTACTGCTCTAGATGCCGATAGCCAGCGTTATCTTGAAACCATGAGGGCGAAGAAACTGGACTTGGAGAATAAATTGGCCAACCTAAGGCAGAAAAGACAGGATATAAGAGACGTTATACAGCCGATCAAACGCGAATACTACAAAGAACTGACGATATGTGAAAATGAAATCAAGAGGAATGATCGAAGAAAGAACAGCACGGACAGCTCCAAGCGACCAAATTCACGCGTGCCTACACAATCGGATATTGAGAAAAACATTCAAGAGTTAGAATCGTTGCATGCGAGCTACAACGAAAAGATATTGCGCAATGTACGCGAACTCAGTTTCGTCTCTACTTTCAAAACAGAGTCTCGAGGTTGGGTAGGACCCCAGTTTATTGGTAGTCTCGACTTTATCCAAAACGCCGACCCAAGAAATGTGAAATCGTTCACAAAGCCCGTAAATCTATCGATATCTGACGTGCATAATAACGCTACCTTGCAAAAAGCAGGTGATGAAATCCACAGAGAGCAAAATTTCACAAACACAGATATCAATTGGAACGACGAAACCAGAACGATTTTTATACCGGCTGGAATGAAAGCAAGATTTCACCAACATATATACGATAAAAGAAAAGGTATTTCAAGCTTGGGCGCAAACACCGGTTGGATAGGGCTTTCATCGAACCCCGTAGTCATGCCGACTCATAATAGTTTGTTTCCAACTAGATGGGATAAGCAAGTATCTAGCATGGAGATATCTGGGGTGTTCAATCATAGGGCACCTAATCGTGATGAGTATGTGACGAGTGTTATTAACAGAGCTAGACAAATTATTCGGGACTTGCCAAAAGAAGAAGAATAAATTTTCTGTGGATAAAGTACACAATGCTTCTCAGCCGCGCCACGACCGTCAGATGCCGCAATGAAGTGTCTCCGCAAGATACCGCCGCAGCCGCCCCCTCCGCCGCGAAAAAGCCAAACTTCAAGAAGTGGGAGACCAAGGTGAGCGCCCGAGTCAAGGAGAACCTGAACAAAGCAACGGTGATGGGCGCAGTCGACTTCAAGCTCATGTATGAAATCATCAAAGAAGTGGACGAATTTCACCGAAAATCCGTGCAAGATATGATGAACAAACCGAAGAACGATGACGTCGTGCATCCTCCACAGGCCGATGAAGATTCAAAAGAGGAGAACATCTTTTTGGATGCGTGAAAATTGATATAAGGCTTGTGGCTTAGAATGTATATACATATACGCTCACAATGATGTCCGTACACTTCAAGAAGACCCATCCGCTGGCCGTCACGCCTTCGAAGGCTCACTTTAGCGATAGCGGTTATGACCTGGTCCTGGTGGAGAAACTGAAGGAAGTGAACAACGTGACGTTTTATGATACCGGGATTCAGGTCGCTCCTCCACCGGGCTTCTACTTTGACCTGGTCGGCCGTAGTTCGATTTCCAAGTCAGGGTACATGTTGGCCAACAACATCGGTATCATCGATAACTCATACCGTGGCAATATCATGGTGGCGCTGGTGAAGATCAACCCGGATGCACCGGAGCTGGTGCTCCCCGCTCGACTCGTACAGATCATTCCAAGACGCGTTTGGCACTTTCCGCTAGAGGATGTCGGCGATGGCGATCTTACCGAGACCGCTCGAGGGACTGGTGGTTTCGGAAGTTCTGGTCCATATACTCACGAGCAATCATCGTAGCCATGATTTCATAGGGATGCTCTATTTGATGCACGTAGGAAGGAAACTGGCCGGTGTTATGAAATGGCTTGATCTCATGAGATACGACGAACGGTTGGGAATCTGCGATGTTCGACGGGCGATCCGAGTTATAAAGTTGCATGATAGCGGTATTGGGTAGCAATGCGTAATTTTCTTCTGGTAGATCAGGATTGTTCCGTTTCAACGGATGCGTGATCTGCTTCACATGATGAAACCCCAAGCGTTTTATAAATTCCTCGGTGTGGGCGGGCTCTTTCCTTTGAAGAATATGTACCTTTTCGTGGATGAGCGTCTCGGTCAAACTAGAGTCGCCATGCGCTAGAGAAGTGTTGGAGAGAACAATAACGTCTTCGAGCGTATGTGGGAAGCCTTTTTCGATGGTCGTCGATACCTTGGCGAACTTCCATCGGATATGAGGGGCATAACGAATCCCGGAGACGAGGCCGGTAAGACGGGTTTTTTCCGCGGGCGTAAACTCCTCGAAGGCGTCGATATAGGTGTTCATGTATTCGGCTTTAGAAGTGGCCCCGCGTGCGTACAAATCCACGGGCGTCATCCGAGCAAAGAAAGGCGATGTGCCTATTGCGCGCCGGAAATCTTGTTTTGACGCGATGAATACTGGGAGGGCTCCGCCCCCCGAGAAACACTCGATCGTGCGTTTTGCGGAGATGACGAGCAGTGTGATGAGCAATGTGATGATGATGATCACGATAGGCCACATTATTCTATACTCCTAAATAAAATGAGCAATCTGGTGTATGATAGCGGATACATCATCACATTGAGTAACAATAATTTGGCCGATAAACCGGGTGTTTTGTGCGGCAACGGCAAGCTCGCTCTTTACAACTCAATGACAAAGATAGGGGCAGGGAACACCATGATTGCCGTCGGTGAACTCAACTTCGATCAAGTAGGAAAATATAAGAACAACATTATCGAAGGGTTTGCGATGAATGATGTGCGCCTCTTTGACCAAACCGGGAGTAATATCAGCTACGAATTCACACATCAGACGGTCGATATGGCAATTGGACGGGTTTCTTCGGTGTTTCACGTCCGTAGCAATAACCTGCTACCACTGACCGTACAAAACGATATCACGCCCTTGCGCCAGTATCCGTATTGTGTGCTGCAAAAAGTGACGATCACTGCCGCGAGTAACACGTCCAATCTGGATGTCATGCACACCTTCTTATCCAACTCGAACCTCACGCAACCGGACTACAATAATAACGTGATTTACAACGATCGCATCTATAGCGATAAGGGACTTTATATCATGAGTGCGAGGGCCACACACCTGGAAACGGCTTCATCGATCGCATGTGCGAGCTGTTACTTTGATAGCAGTAATCTACTGGGCTTCAATGTGATGAACAAAAAGAGCGGTTGTTTCCAACAAATGCGTATCTCATCGCTCGCTCAAGGCGCGACCAAAACCATTTATATACTGACCGCGATGATGTCGAATAAAGATTTCGTGGACCCCGTGGAGGAACTCAAGCGAATTCTCATGAATATCGTATTCAAGACATCCGATACTGCTACGTTGCTCACGCAATTGGAAGCAGGAAATGCGGCGGAATGGGAGCGTCTATGGGAGAGTGATGTGGAGCTCGTCGCGAAAGATGGGGTGACGCAACAAAACCTGAAGCGCGTCATGGGTATTAAACGATACATCCGACAGAGCCTGTATAACATTTTTTGTTGCATTCGAGACGGGGTGAACTCGGAGATCAACCCACTGAGCTTGAGTTACGTAGACACGAACGGTAATCTTTTCTTCGATGGCGATATATGGCTCGTTCCTACCCTTCTCCTATTGCGACCCTCCCTAGCCAAAATCATGCTGGAGTTTAAGTATCGTGGTCTTGAACAAGCCATTCAGCTATCCGCGAGTTTCGGTTACAAGGGTAGCAAATATCCCTACGAAAACGACGTCGTTGGATATAAAAACGTGTATTGGGACGTATCGAGTCCTCTGCATATCTTCAATAATGCGGTGATCGCCATCAATGCTTGGAATTATTACCGGCTCACGCAAGATCGAGAGTGGCTGACGAACAAGGGTTATATGATGATGAAAAACGTGGCTGATTTCTTGATCAGCAATATCGATAGCTCGTATAACATGACGAATATCGTTGGACTAGGTGGCCGCGTCTCGACGAACCACGCATTCACCAAGTACGTCACCAAACTCGCCTTGAAATATACCATGGAAGCCAGCTACGACCTCAATTATGCACCCAAAGCATCTTGGATTCTCGCATATCAAAACCTCGATATTCCGTATGAACTTGGCGTTTCATGTGATCTCATTCGGTACGATGAGACGTTTTCTAGTTCCGATACGCTTCAAATTGCGGATCCATGGCTGATCCTGCTACCGTATTACTCGTACCTCTACTTCAATAACTATGTGAACCAAGTGCGTGACCATCAGTCTATCCTGCGCAATCTGACCTATTACGAAAGCAAAATCGCGAGTGCATATGCGAATACTCCGATCAATCTGATATTACGTGCGGCGCTCTATGGACTCGTGTCACAAAGCGACATCTCTTATTTGAACACTTTCTATGCAGCAGTCGATGACGTGATGGCCGCGGTAGCCGAAAAAGACTATTGGGGGAGCTCGGATCTGACTGTGAATGGACTGTTCGTGTTCCTGTTTTTGACAGTCATGGGAGGTATACGTATCACCGGGGGTATCACGGAAGGAAAATTCTACTACGAACAATATGGATTGGCGGGGGCTTTCAACGTCAATATGCCCAGCACATGGAAGAACATCGTGTTTTCGGGGGTGGGCGATAATCATGAGCTCTATAACGTGGTGAATAATATTTCTGCCTCTTCATAGCTCTATAGCTCACACGTCATAGAGATAGGGACATGGTCGGATCCATAGTACTCGGTGAGAATTTGGGCGTCGACAAGTCTTGACTTGAGACGCTCGGAAATAAGGATGTAGTCGATGCGCCAGCCCTTTATGCGTGTCTTCAAGAACGGTGAGAACCACGAGTAAGCGCGTTCGAGCGGATGAAGCGTGCGAAACGTATCTAGGAGTCCGATATCGCGTAGCGTAGTCGAGAAAGACTCGCGTTCGGCCTCCGTAAAACCATTCGCAAGCCACGCGCCGACAGGATTATGGACATCTATAGGCTGATGAGCGACGTTGAGATCCCCTGCTACGATCACGGGTTTGACCGCGTCCAAACGGGCGAGCAAACCACGAAAGTTGACGTCCCACGAGCTCACACGTTCTTTGAGCCGAGAAAGGTCGGCTTTGCTATTCGGCGTATACACACAGACGACGTACACGTTGGCATACTCGGCGACCAGGACGCGCCCCTCTTTGTCATCGGGAATAGTCATCGTGTTGATCGGAGGGACCTTTGAGAGAATAGCGACGCCCGAATATCCTTTTTTGACCGTGGAGCAAGCGCGTATGATGCTCGGGTAATATTGGGCGAGAGGCTCCATCAGTTTCGACGGCAGGACGGTATCATGAGAGCATTTGATCTCTTGTAAGCAGATGACGTCGGGGTCCTGTTCTTTTGCCAAGGCGACCAAGGTGCTCTCTTTGCCGGTATCACGCTTGCCTTGCTTATCTTTTTGAATGATCGCACGAAGCCCGTTGACATTGAAGGAGATGACTTTCATGGTGCGTGTCTCTTATGTGAGACAAGAGATTTATATATCAAATTTTAATAAAGATGTCATTCAATGCATTCGACTTTATGTATCTCAATCCGGAATTATCCGTAGAATTCAACATACAAACGATCGAAGCCGCGACTGTATTTAATAGCAATAATCCCACATTGCCGCTGGCACGTCACTTGGGGATCATCCCTGCGAATTTCGATCCGGAGGTGTTCTTTTCTTCATCACGAGATATCGCTAATGTCGCGAGCCTCAGTCGGGTGATCGCGACGAGTATGTCCAATCAAGGCTTGACGTCCGCTCAGATCGGTCGGAAGCAAGAGTATGTGCCGAGCATCTATCAAAAAGTAGTGTATCTGGGTAGCAACATATTTCGTCTGGAAAACTCGAATACCGTAGCATTTGGGTCGAATAACTTGCTCGATGGCGATACGGTACGTATCATCGACGAATATTCGAGTTACCATACGATCCAGGTAGGCACCGTGACACCGTCGAATTTCACGATGTCGAACAGCATTGCCCTCGTTTATCCGAGCAGCAATTATATGCTCTACGGCATCTTGGCAACGGATCCCGTGCGCATCGCCAAGATCAACTATGTTAGATTAATAGCAGGACTTTCGAATATCGAAGCGGGAGGTATAATTACGAGTCCAACTCAAGGAGGTGTTGCGCCAATATATCTGAGTAGCAACATCGATGGTGATTTTGATGCAGAGCTATACAAAACCCTATACCCGGATGCTCGCACGCTAACCGATACCGAGAGTTATATCGATTGGGTGAATAAACGAAAGAACGAAGTATACCGCATTCGGAATGTCTATGATATCGCCTATGGTGGCGGTAACCTTTATACGGATATTAACTTTTTGAGGATCAATAGCAATCTAGACTTCCGAGGCGTTTTTATCGACGGTATTCATACGTATTTGAACCCATCGAGTTGTAATCAACCCGGTGATTGCAATAAACTCATCACCGAGAACGCAATAAAGAATTACACGGATATTCGCGTAGCAAATCTACAGAATCAAGGTAGTTTTGCGAATATCATCATCAATGACAGTATCGTGATCAACCAACAAGCGACACTGAGTAATGTGTTATACGTGATGGGACTGTCATATTTCAACAGCAATGCAACGTTTTCCAATGATGTCCTCATCCAAGGGAGCGCATCTGTGAAAAGCAACTTGGATGTGACAGGACCAACTGTGATGCGGAATAGCATGATGCTCACAGGAGGAAACGCGACTTTTAGCAATAATGTCATCATCAACGGTTCGATGTCTGTCACCGGAAACGTTTACAATCCCCGCATCGGTTTGGGATACATGCCGGGATTCTTGACGAGCAATACGGGCTTGAACATCGTACAGGCCCAGAATTATAACGATAACTCCGACTTGCGGATCAAAAAACACGTGGTCGGTGTGCACACTGGAAGATGTTTAGATATCATCAAGCAAATCAAAGTCAAGGAGTACCACTACAACTATGGAAAGGCATGCGATGATGTGCCATGTATGGGGTTCATCGCTCAGGATATCGAAGCTATCGACAAGCGTTTTGTGTATGAAACCGAAGGATACCTGCCCGATGTAGATGCCATGGGCGAAATCACAGGTGACCGGCTCTTTGTGGATGCCGACTTGAGGGAAGGGAAGCTAAAGGTGATCGTCGAAGCGAACGATCTATACCTACGAGTGATTCGTAAATTGGAGCGCGGCGTGTATGAGATCAGCCCCGCTTTCTATAACAGCAGGCGGGTGTGTCATGTATATGGTTATCATACCAACGCGCTGAAAAACGTCAACTACAAAGAGTTGTTCGTGGTCGCGGTCGGGGCCATTCAAGAATTACTAGCGTGCGCTGCCCTCTAATCGTCCGCCTTTATATTCATAGTCATCATGGCGTGAAAAGAGTATGTCCTGGTCGACAACATCGTCGCTTTTACGGGCATACGTCGTCTTGATATAATCGCTTTTGGCGGTGTTGTATTCGTCGTACTTGGTATCAACGTCTTGCAAGAAGTCTTTCTTGCCCTTATCAATATAGTCGATGGGGTTATCGCGAGTGCGGAGAGCGTAAAGAGTTGTATCTTTAGAAGAGTCGTGCTTTGTATATCTCTCGTTATCGGATGCAGGATCACTGACGTTGTTATCTTGTGTCGGGGCGAGCTCCATAATTGCAGAGTTTTTCCTGTATGATTTCATGGTCCTACGTATGTTATTGAAGAAATAATACGCGATCAAGAGCAGCAAGATCACGATGACGAAATATACAAAGATCACGCTATAATTATCTGTAATGATTTTCGACATAATGCGCTGATACGACACGATAATCTCGTCAGGAGACGCAGATGGTTTTGTGTCCAAGCAAGACATTATTATACTTAGCCGATAAATTTTTATATGATATAGTAAGATGTCTGTGTTCAGGATCGTGGGTAACTACTATGAAGATGTTCTCGATTACTATACGAGAGAGTACAAAAAAATAGACCCTGCATTCGATCCGAGCGATCTACAAGAAGAATATCTAAAGTTTCAAGATGATCTGTCAAGGAGCACGAAGCTGACCACATTCAAGGCCAAGTTCGAAGGACTGTTTAATTTGACGGCGGATCAAACCGCGAAGAAAACCGAAATCATGCAGAACATCGCATCTGCGTTTGCTCGTGTGCATAGACTCTATCAGTCTACATGGAGCTATTGGAATGCACGGCAAAAGGTGTTTCGAACGATGATGATCGTGATGATCATCATGATTGTCATAACGTTCATCATCTTGATATACATGATCCGTATTCGTATGAAACATCCAAAGGGCGGCGATGATGCCATGAGCGTTGATAATCTACAGTCCATGCTATTGTACCTCATCGTATATACGATCTTCTTCACGATCATGCTGATGTTGTTATTGATGATGATAGAAGGCATGAGGATGTCGAGCGCACGTAAAACAGACAACAACATGCGTTTTACGAACTTTAACGTCATGTTGATTCCCAATATTCATATGATGTTGTTCTTGCAGGCCATCGGATATTATATGCAGAATAACACGAGTCAATACATCCGGATCTTCAACCAGCTGCAAAGCGGCATCAAGAGGTCTGGTGGGGGCGACACCAGGAAATGCGGTAGGAACGCCACGACCAAGATCGTGGACATCATGATCTCGAAGAATCCCTGCAAGAAGCAGGCGAATCTTTCGGATCTCTACGACGCTTTAAAAGTGGAAATCAGAGATTTTGTCTTCCAGTTTTACAACTATGGGTATGGATATGTTACTTTGAAGAAAGCCGTGATAAAAAGCAATAATGCGTACATCCTGAAAGAAGTTCGCAAGATTTTTTCGTTTTATTACTATCTGTTCAACAAACGCGGCGAACATGACGCCGAGAAGTCGATGTTGGAAAGCAATCAAAAGATATTGGATAACATCGTCGTGACCAAGTTCCGCGAATTAGGATTATCTTATTTCATAGCGAACGAGGGCACCGACGATGTCACCATTCAAGTCATGAACGAAGATACTTCCAAGAACCCCAAGTTCACATCCCAAGCTACACTGTTTGAAAACTCTATCAAACACCTTTTGATTTATGCATACCCTCTATATCTCAAAGTATTACCAAATTCTGCAGAGTTTACAACATTGGCGCCAGTGGTATCAGCTGAACTTCCTACGAGAATATCTCAAACGACCGACTTTGAAAGAAAAACAAAGGCTTTTTTCGATAACTTTTCGCATGAAATATACACAGAATATGTCAATCGGATAAAGAGCGCGACACCCCAGGAGAAGCAGGTATTGTTCAACCTGTTCTTGCAGAAGTTTAATGCCTACATCGAAAGCGAGATGACCGATTTGCTCTTGGTCGTCGAAGGCGCGTCTACCTTTCCTTTGAACGATGATTACATCCAAAGACGAATCGAGAATGTGATGGAAAAAACGGTTGTTACGCAGACGAAGGAATCTTACCGGGTGATGTTCAAAACTGCATTCATGGAGCATTTGATACCGGTCATTCGCAAAAACATTCTTAATACCATCGACACCGTGGATGTATCAAAGGGAATCAACTCGGTGATCAACTATAAGATTCATATCTTGTCCAACCAGCTTGCTAATGAGTTGGCCGACTATAACATCAACGTGATGGAGAACCTCGATTACGTGCTGGGAAAACTGGACAAAGACGATATGGACCAGCGTTTGCTGAATATCTATACCAAGGTGATGTACGGCCTGGATGGGGTGATTGATACCAAACGGAAAATGCGGCGGTCGGTAGAAACTACAACTCAGGGAAGATTCATCTCGACCGCCGAATTCATCACGCGACTCGACACGATCACTTACGACGATGTTTACAAAGGCCTCGATACAAAATATGCATATGATGTCTTGAACGATTTCTACATGGAGGTGAGTCATGCTTCGGGTACGAGCGGCATGGATCGTACGGAGCAAAACATATTTTATCAACAGATGAAGAACTTCCGGATGAGTAAGACGCTCATCATCATGGTCACAATCATTATTATCATGGGATATATCTACTATGTTATTCCACAACTCAGGATATGGAATAAACTATCGAACTCCCCAGAGCCCGAGACCGCCACCGGCGAAGTCATCAGGAGCATCAATCATGTGAACATTGCCGCTAAAACATTGATTCCCTTGGTCGCCATGGTCTTCGTCATCGTCCTTCTCTTTTCATACCACGCAAAATCCGTACACAAGTTCAACTTTAACAAAGAAACGATCGAAACGAATACGAGTTTCTTATTGAGCTCTCTCACCAAACTCGATTCGCTCATGGGGAAAATTAACAAGGCCGTTGACTCGAAGAGGTATGCTGCGATCGGTGATATTCAAGAAATGAAAGAGGAGGACAAGACGGACATGTACAAGTATATGATGAACGTCATCACACAATACGAAAAATGCAATTATGTCATCAACGTATCCCGAAACAAGATACCTTTCCCATACACCGAATTGACCGTAGATATCTTCATGTTGGGCGTGTCACTCATGGCCATCGTATATCTCACGATGACTATCGGACCCATCGCTCGCCTCGGAAAGATCAAGGAACTGAACAAGAAACGGGAAGACGCCATTATCATGAATGTCAGCAGCCTGAAAGATGTCGCGGATAAGGAAAAACAATGCAACACAGAAGACGTCGAAGCGATCGTCTTCACGATCAAAGTCATCGTCTTTACTGCTATCTTCCTCTTCTTGATCTTCTATACCGTGACGATCTTGGAATCGGCAACGGAATTCAAGATGGGGCTTTATAATAGCGTGTACTTTGAGGAATCCCGCTGCTATACGGGGCACGATTGAACGAAACGCGTGTTCTTGAGGTTTTCGATAATAGAGGTGACGTCTTTCAGGACAGCATCGGCGCACTGATTCCCATCGACTTGGAATGCGAGCGCTTTGTTGGAAAGCGTAAAGTTTTGTTGGGCCATGTTCTCATATTTGTTATGGATATCTTCCAGATAACTCATGGGAACGGTTGATTCGCAATCTCTGGCACGATATTGCATACGTGCCATGCAAATTTCTGGATCTGCTCGGATATAGATGACCGCATCTGGCTTCCATGCGAGTTCTTTGTAGATGCTATCGAACATGTCGTATTCGAGGCGCGTCATACGGCCCTGGTCATACTGTTGCTGCGAGAAGATATGCCGGCATGATAGCGGGGAACGCTCATAGATGGCCATAAAATTATTATTGATCCACTTGTGGTAAGACATGAGGACCTTGAGATTGAAGGACATACCCCAACGCTCAGGATCCTTATAAAACACATCGAGCCACTCACCCCATTCATCGATCGGCTCGAGGAAGATGGGTAGCCTCGTTACTTGACATAGACGTGTCATCACGCTCGACTTGCCGCAACCGATGTTGCCTTCGATGGAGATCTTCATGTTGCTTTGCCGTGCCGTGCTTGCTCTCTAAGTCTCATTGCATGCTATAGAAATTCAATTTTTTTGAGGCTACTTCCATGACACGCTTCTGGCGTTTCAAGGCTCCGCCGGTTGCCATTAGCATCGCCGCCCCGAAAGATTTGTTGTTCTGCACGATCTGATACCATATGATGGCAAAGAGGACACCCAAGAAAGCGATGATGATGAGGAAGGCGCCGAGACCTTCGTTCTTCTTGTTCATGATCATATTCATGCCTATGACGACCAAAACAATGAACATGATCACGGCGACGACGATACCGATGATGGCGTCCCATTGTGCCACTTCTTGAAGATTTTCAACTAACGAATCCACTGCTGTCGGTGGTGGCATTTATTTATGCTGACGTTTTATTTATGCTGCGGCCTTGAGAGCGAAATCCACCACTTCCTCTATATTGTGACGGTTGCCCTGGAACTTTTCGATTTGGTTGCCCTGGGCATCGATGGCGATGATCGTGGGGAAGCTATTGATATCGTACTTGTTGGCTAGATTCTTGTTTTGATCATAGTCGATCTTCTCAAAAGTCACGTTACCGTTCGCTTCACGGGCTTTCGAGTATGCGTTATCAAAGGTGCCGCTATCGAGGTACTTGGTGCAATGAGGGCACCAGGTGGCATGGAACAGACATACACGTACGTTGCCATCTTGACTGAACTTTTCTTGGGAGGTCATACGTGTGTATGACACATAAAGAACAAGGGCGAGGGAGAACACTAGGACACCAAGGAGAATGCAGCGTGTGGTCGTGTCGGTCGTCGCTGCGGGTGATTTTGCGGACTTAGGAGGCATGTTTAGAATACCATGAGAAAAATTTTCTGATATGCTCTAGTTTTTCCTCTGCATATTTTTGAGCATTTTGCCATAGTCGCATGTGATCCTATCATAGAATGTCTTTACTTGATACTTGTCACCATTCAACGCTTTCATCTCCTCGAGACGGCGAATAAGATATGCCTCGTTTTGTTTGAATTCTTCGCGGATGATGGCTCGGAAAGGTTCGAAAACCGGGTGGTCTAATGCTTCTAAAATACAAGTATACTTTGCGTATTCGACCGTCATATTGAAAGCCTGGATTTGTTCGGGTGAAGCCATCTCTAGACCCGGTTCGAAACATAAGCTTCGTTCTGTGAAGCGTGCTTCTAAGATATTCACGAGGTTCAGAACCGACGTCGCCGGCGACCAATCATTCGCTCCCCATGTGTTGATCACAGAAAGACATACTTTGCCGATTTGATAGAAGTTCGGATGAAGTCTGCAATGATTCTGTTGAGGATAAAAGGTTACATTGGGCGGAGACATCGGAAAATCCCCCGGGAATGTGAGATGAAACATGAAGAATCCTGCCGTGTATGGAGATATCAAGTCGCCATCTCGTTTTTCCTTGGGCACGATGAGCACTCGGAGATTATGTATATTTGCTTCATCGACGTGTATGTAAATGCCACGACTTTGCAACTCCGCCTTGTTTTTATCCAATATGGCGATATCTTTGGTGAGTCGTCGGGTCGCTATGTCGGTGGTCATGGTGTGTTTTGGGTTTATCATTATACAACAACCAAGCTTATATCTCAAATTTTTTTGTATCTCACTCGCCGACGACGAGTCTCATGCAATTATCGGAGAGTTTGAGTCCGTGATAAACCACCATCGTATCGAAGACGGTCTTGGCGTCACGAGACAACCATATGAGAAAGTTGATGCTTTCAAAGTTTGCCTGCCATATCTCGATGAATTTCCCGAGATATTGATAGGGTACTAGGAACATTCGTTTGGTGATCGTATGCTCGTTGAATACATCTAATTGCCATTGGGTATCGGACCCATACACGATGTACGGAAAGTCACGAGCTTCCAGGTTTTGCACGAGCTGTTTGAAATGCTCGGATGTTCTATCAGCCTCGTCAAAAACGACGAGACTATATTGGATATTCGTGATATGATAAATTTCGTCGATCATGTCCGCAACTTTACTCGGGTCAAACATAAACATACATTATCTTAGTCATTTAAATAATATCACAATAGATCATATATGTTGAAAGTCGTTACTTTCAGCAAGGCCGCTATACTAGAGAGAAAGAAGGGGGTGCCACGGGATCCCGATATTGATGCAAAATATCGGGATATCTTCAAGTTGGATTGCTTCCAGTCCACCTATACGATCCCTCTGAATAAGTTGATGAAAAGCAAAGATGACAACGCACGCCGTTACAAGACCTCGTCGCCACCGAGTCATATCATGATCAACAATAAGAGCATCACGAAGCGTTTGGTCAGCATTCTGAATGTCTTAAACGAAGCGAATTACGAGAAGCAAGCTCATAAGGTGTTTTTTTTGATGAAAGATGATGACATCATTCAAATGACTCGTTTGATCTTGGATACCTGTACGATCCAAGTGTTTTATATTAATTTGTTCATCAAACTTCTGAATGACCTACTTCGTACCGAGCACAAAATAAAGGTACAGAACACGATCGATCAGTTTGTAGCAGAATTTTGGAATGGTCGTAGCGTGGGCTTTATCGCACCAAAGGGGGAATTTACCACGTACGATTTGTTTTGTTTGAAGCAAAAACACAAGGCAATGTATACAGCAAGAGCAAAGGTCGTTTTTCATCTGTTCAAAAAAAACATGGTTAAATACGATGCCGAGGGACTCATCGAGTTCATAAAACGACACTTTCATAACATCGATCAAGACGGCGAGGATGCCATCGATATCATGCTCCAAGTCATGGTCGACGCAAAAAACATATTGAGATGGAACCCAAGAGATACTGGAATAGACTTTTCGATGTATATCACGAATTTCAAAACGAAATTTCTGTTCGAGTCGCTCATGAGCATCCGCTAGAAATAGGCCGCATAAGCGTGAGAAGGAAGGTTCTCGAAGCCTTCGATCGTCGCCTTGGGCGGCTTGGCTGCGGTGGCGGCTGAGGGCTGTGTCGCTACGAGAATGTTCTTGAGTTTTGTCATGTTACGTTGTACGGTTTCCAGGCTTAGGCTCGTGTTATCTAGGATTGCCGCGATATCGCTGCTGTTATCTTTGGGAGCCGAGCGTTTGGGAACGGAAGCTGGCTCGTTGAACGTATCTTCTTTAGCGAATGTCTCGCGTGTTCGCTTGAATGCTTTCGAGATGGAATCGAGTTTACGCTCATCATCCTCGTATGCTTCCTCTACATCATCTACATCCTCGGCTGACGCCTCTTTTTTCTCTTGTTCTTCTTGTTCCTCCTCCTCTTCCTCGGCGTAAGCTTCCTTTGCCCTCGCCGGTGAGGCCGAGGGCGAGACACCATAACGTTTTTTGAGGTCTGCGATACCCGCATTGATCATGTCTTTCAGATCCTCTGGAGACATGTTTTTATACGTATCGATTTTACCGGATAGAGAATCGAATATTTTAGACTTGATTTTGCTATCCATCTTGAACTTATCAAGCTCGCTGCGGATTACTTTACGGATATCATATTCCTCGAATGTTTCCATTATTTTTTTGTCTTTGTGTTCATTCGCTTTTTGCTTGTTCACGTCTGACATGACGTAATAAATCGCGTATGCGAGTAACACAACTACAAACAAGACCAAGACAATTTTCATCTTTGTCTCCATGTTTTAAATATAAAAAGATATTTTTACCGTTGATCGCTATAAAGACGGTCATGAAAAGGATCAACGCAGCAAAAAATTCGATATTCGACATTTGTCCCCTGTTTGCTACAAAGTTCACTGAGTAATAGGTGCACAAAACACCAAAAACAGCATGTGATATCATGTCATACATAATCTGATAAATAGAAAATAATGTTTATATACAACAAATACATGGAATCTATGGAATCCCCTTTGGTAATCGTGTTAGACTTGGATGGAACAATCATAGGTGATATCCGCCATCAAATAACCACATATGACATACACACCAAAATCAAGAGTGCTGGCGGCAAGTTGCAGTACGGCTTTAAAGATTACAAGGCCAAGTTGAAAGGCGGGATCGTACGGCCTTTTTTTTGCGAGTTCGTACGGCGTTTGAAGCAGGACATTCCTTTTATTGAATTTTTCGTATACACGGCAAGCGAGCAGAAATGGGCTATCCACATCATCAATCAAATCGAGAAAACATGTTCGGTCAAGTTCAATCGACCCCTCTTTACACGAAATGACTGTATCGTGACGAAAACCGTATTAACAAAATCGCTCGATAAAGTAAAACCACGGATAGCCAAGACGTTGAAACCCAAGTACGGACCCATCAACCTCGAAAATCGCATATTGATCGTTGACAATACAAACGTTTTTGTCAAGGAAGATCAACCATATCAAATACTATGCGAAACATACGACTTTGAATATCCAGAGAACATCGGAGCCATCATAAACCATGCCGATTATACGAAACATCACCATATCATCAATCAAGTGCTTGCTGAACACCTCGGGATCTTCTTGGTCGGACCAAACTATCTGAACTTTCAAGACAAGTTTTATCGATACTACTCGTCAGTATTGGGAAAAGCGATGCCAACAAACAAGGAGTTCACCAAGGATACCTTTTACAAGGAATTACGAAGAGCCATTGTGAAGCTCGTCGTGGTTCGTAAATACGGCAAATTCGACGCCAATGGTGTCTCCTATATAAGACGCCAGCTATCTAAAGCTAAACATAAATGATACTCTCATTTGATATCGGTATAAAGAATCTCGCGTATTGTTGTTTGGACCATAACGAGACGGTGTGTTTATGGGATCGAGTTGATATCGGCGTAGATCATAAGAACATTCAAGTATTGGTGAATGCAATGATCGATATGATCGATGACGTGCTTTATAACAAGCTAAGTATCGACTTGGAAAATGAGCACATTATATTCCTCATCGAGAACCAGCCTGTGCTAAAGAATCCAGTCATGAAAAACCTACAGATCATCATTGCCACATATGCGACCCTATTAGAAAAAACAGGGGTGGTGGGAAAGGTTGATATTCATTTCGTATCAGCATCTTCAAAGATAAAACTGATCGAAGCAGAGACGGGTACAAAGATACCAGCAAAGTCATATAGTGCGAACAAGAAAGCATCCGTCGACCATACACGAACCCTAGTAGAAAAATCAGATAATCACTATATGAAACGTGTGTTTGCAGAGACGAAGAAGAAAGACGATATCAGTGATGTCTACTTACAAGCACGATGGTGGATGAAAAATAACGCTAAAAAAACACATGCGTTTCAATCTATTTAAAGTTGTGTTATTCACTTTTAATATGGATCTCGGTCTAGATCTTCTCATGAATCCAACTAAAAAAAATATCGAGAACATGTCGAGTCGGGCTTCGAGCGTGAAGGATGCTCCTGGAAGCGTGAGGAGCATCAAGTTGGATTCCGTCAAAAATGACGATGTTCAATCTATGATCTTTGAACGGGTCAAAGTAGATGAGCTCTCTGATGTCGATAAATCATCCGAATCTTCATATCAATCATCATTTCGCCAACAGCCACGACCACAACAGTTTCGAGCCCGCGCTCCTCAAAGCGAGCGTGAAGAGGAGGCTGAGAGTTACGAGAGCGATGGGGAGTCCCTTGGGAGTCTTCTTGCGAAGGGTGGGAAGCGTCAAATGACCGAAGAAGAGATACTAGCCGAAAAACGCGAGATGTTGTATCAGTTTGATCGTATCGAGAAAAAGGGCTTTAAGATACCCAAGAAATTCACGCTGGCCTCGAACTTGGAGGAGATGAGGATGGAATACGAGCGCGTGAAGAACGATCGGGCTATGGACAATGCAGTGAAATTCCAACGAAAGGCGATCGTTTTGTTGACATCGGGTATCGAGCTTCTCAATTCGAAATACGATCCTTTCAATGTCAAGCTGACCGGTTGGTCCGAGAGCGTGCATGAAGATATCGACGAATATGATGATATTTTCGAAGAACTCTATGAAAAGTACCGTGGCAAAGCCAACATGGCGCCCGAACTCCGGCTGCTTCTTGGGCTGGGCGGAAGCGCATTCATGTTCCATATGACGAACAGTCTGTTCCGTAATGCCCCGGAATTGGGGGATGTTTTGAAAAACAATCCCAACTTGCGACGACAATTTGCCGAGGCCACTGCGAACACCATGAAGTCTCAAGCAGAGAGCGGTGGAGGGGGCGGTGGTCTCTTTGGTAATATTGCGGGTATGTTCGGCAACATGTTCGCGGCGGGTGGGAATGCGCCGCCGCCACAAGCACCCCCACAGCCGGCAGGGGGCGCTCAACGACCCACCTTCAACATGAAAGGTCCCTCGAATATGGAAGACATATTGAAGGATATGGAAAATGATAACAATAGAATCGAAGTGATGTCCACGGTGACATCTTCGGAATTTACCGAGTTAAACGATGATGTAAGCATACATAACTTGATCAGTAAGAAGGGTAAGAAAAAAGCAAACGTCATGTCACTCGATATTTGAAATCTCTATATAAGAAGATACATGATTTTATCTAAATAATGAGTCGGGAGCTTGTCGAAGTTTATCGCAAGTTCATCGCTGACATAGTCGATATGACGGATTACGCGTATTCGCCACAGAAAAAAGACGTGGTTGATAAATTGGTTTACGCGATCGAACATGATCGTCTGGACAAAGCCGCCCTTGTTGAATTCCTTACCGCAACACGATGCAAACCTATTCAGGATGTCAGCTTTTTTTAGCTCATCTGCTTCTTCCTGATATCACCGATGATATACTTGATCGCATAGTTGACTTCGTCGAAGAGGGGAACGTTGTTTGCTTTTGCATCGGCTTCGAGGTAAGTACGCCCTCGATTCAGATCTTTCAGCTCATTTGCGGAGATCCCTTCAGGAGGATGTTGGATTTTTTTAATAACGAGGACCACGTTCATACCACGGCCGATACAGAAGGAAGCTTCCTGTATCGATGCGATGGCACGTGTTTGGTCGTCGATAACAAAGAGAATGTAGCGAGCATTGTTTTTATACCGTCTCTCGGTTTCCTCGAGGCTCGGGTCCCATACATCTACCTGAGGATTATAGTAGGACACATTGGTGGCGTCCAACATCGGAATCGCTATCTTTTTACGCCATGACGTTGGATTACAAGACCCACCCAGGAACACATCGCACAGAGGCTTGGCGGGATGAACCTGTTGAACGCGGCTGGGAATTCCTGATGCATTGCCCATGGTTGCTTTTGTGTAGATAATGTTTTCATTGTCACGTTCAATTTTTGTGGCATTACTGCCTTACGCGATAGCGGTAAGAACTTAACTTGAACACGCGATAGCGGCGAGGGCTTAACTCGAGCACGCGATAGCGGCGACAGCTTTAGCTGGAGCACACTTGTGGTTCTAGGTTAGCGCGCACGCGCTAACTTGAACACACGACACACACTTCATCGGTACAAACGACTTGCTTTTTAGGTGGCTCGATCGTGAACTTTTGGGTTTGTGCACGTGGCTTCGATCGAAGATAGTACACACCCGTCTTTAAACCCTTGGACCACGCGTAAAAATGCATGCTCGTGAGTTTTTTGTAATCGGGATCCTCGATATAGAGGTTCATGCTTTGAGACTGGCAAATGAAAATACCGCGATCCGCCGCTTGATCGATGACGGCCTTTTGCTTGATTTCCCATACGGTCTTATAGAGATCCTTCAGTTCTTGGGGAATGCCTTCGATCGTCTGAATGCTACCATCCGACATGATGATCGCATCGCGCATCACAGGATTCCACATACCACACTTGATGAGATCCGCCATGAGATACTTGTTGATGACGATAAACTCCCCAGCAAGTGTCTTGCGCTTGTACATATTGGACGTGAAAGCCTCGAATGACTCGTTGAATCCCATGATTTGAGATGTGCTCGCGGTCGGCATCGGTGCGATAAGGAGGCTATTACGCAAGCCGTATTGCATGATTTCTTGTTTTAGAGCGCTCCAATCATATCGATCGGTATATGGCGTAGCACCCCATAGGTCGTACTGCAAAAGACCCTGCGAGGCGGGCGAACCCGCAAAGGTCGAATAGGCACCTGGATATTTGGAAGATGTCGGAGGGTCGTATTCGTTCCTCTCGGCGAGATCAGCAGCGGTATGACGTTTCTTCGCGATCGCTACGGATGAGACAAGAGCGCCATGGTAAATGGTCTCGAATATTTTGAGGTTGAGATCGCGAGCCTCATCGCTTTCGAATGGAATACGCATCATCGCGTATGTATCAGCGAGGCCCTGGATTCCGATACCGATGGGTCTATGGCGAAGGTTGGACGTACGAGCTTTGGGAACGGGGTAATAGTTGATGTCGATGACTTTATTGAGGTTCTTGGTAATGATTTCGACGACTTCGTGAAGCTTCTCAAAGTCGAACATGGGGATGTCATCGCTAGAGCGCGCGACGAAACGCGGCAAACATATACTCGCTAGATTACATACAGCGATCTCGTCCGGCGAGGAATATTCGATGATTTCCGAGCACAAATTACTCGATTTAATCGTCCCGAGGTTCTTTTGATTGCTCTTTTCGTTTGCGGCATCTTTATAAACTAGGTAGGGCGTGCCCGTTTCGATCTGCGATTCGAGAATCTTGAACCATAAATCTTGAGCATTCACCTGCTTGACATAACGTCCCTCGCGTTCATAACCTAGATAAAGATCGTTGAACTTGTCACCATAAACCTCGCTCAAACCCTTGCATTGGTCAGGACACATGAGACTCCATGTGCCACCCTGTTTGACGCGTTCCATGAAGATATTCGGAATCCATAGCGCCAAAAAGAGATCCCGCGTGCGCTCTTCCTCGTGTCCATGATTCTTGCGAAGGTCCAGGAAGGCTTCCACATCCGCGTGCCAAGGTTCCAGGAAAATAGCGATGCTACCATTGCGTTTCCCGCTTTGATTCACGTAGCGAGCCGTGTTATTGAACACTCGCAACATAGGAATGATACCCGTACTGATGCCGTTCGTCCCCCGGATTTTGCTACCTTTGGCGCGAACGTCATGGATGTGCAGCCCGATGCCTCCCGCATATTTGGAGATCTGCGCACATTCTGCAAGAGTATCATAGATACCCGCGATGCTATCAGAGTTGTTCGCGAGGAGAAAGCACGATGAACACTGTGGTCTCGGAGTGCCTGCGTTGAAAAGCGTCGGTGTCGCATGGGTGAAATACTTGTTCGCCATCAACTCGTACGTCAGGAGGGCCTCTTTGATATCATCCCGGTGGATACCAATGGAGACACGCATGAACATATGTTGTGGGCGCTCGACCATAGCATTTCCAACGCGCAATAGATAGGAGCGCTCCAACGTCTTGAATCCGAAATAATCCAAGTTATAGTCCAAGGAGTAATCGATGTAGTTATTGAGTTTCTCTTTGTTTCTCATCACGATATCATAAAGCTCCTTGCTCACGAGCGCATGATCGTAAAGAATCTGAACGGTCTCCGAAAAAGATGGCGATGTGTTCTTCTGGTGATTCGATATGATGATGCGAGAAGCCATCACACCGTAATCAGGATGTTCCACCATCATCGAACTGCAAATGTAAGCAGCGAGTTCGTCTAATTCGCTCGTTTTCACCATGTCATAGATCCGCCCACACACCTTTTGTGAGATATCATAAACATCAACGCTGAGACCATTGGAAAGCTTCCGAATACGATTCAATACCTTATCGAAAGATACATCCTCACAATGACCGGTTCGTTTGAGAACGCGCATTGAATATATATATTGAGATGGCCTTATATAGATTTTTTTTTCTGTTATTAGAAGTAAATGGATTACTCGCATATCACATTTCTCCTAGGAACACTCATTCTCATCATCATATTCTATGTAGCTATATCACCCCCCGTCAAAGAGTCCTTCACGACAACTGCCGAACAACCTCTGACCCAATTCAACAAATGTGGCAAAGACATCGTGTTCCTAAAGGCAGGCGTAAACAGGGCAAGTTCGCGCGCCGTTCGCTCTGAAAATGCAAATCTAAGCAATATATCGAATGTCGTGGCGATCAATACAGATGGTTCGCACACAGATCACGATACTTATTCGATCATCAAAGATAACTTTATTTATTACACCTTCCGCAAAAATGAATACGACATTCGTTACAAAGAATTGATTACGAACCCGGCAACAAGTACCGTCACACTTCGTTTCGATCTGAATAATGAACTTGGAAAATCATTCCGCGAAGATACCACCAAATTGATTCTATCGCGGCCGCTATACGTAGAGTTCATTAAGAACGTCGATGAAAGCATTGCATATCTCCCTATTTTCAACACACAGGGAACTGAAGCTGGGCGGTTGTTCCGGTACACAAATTATGACAAGAATCACATGTTGGTTTCCCGTGGACCTGTATTGTCTGCACAAAATATCAATACTTCAGATATGAGTCTGACGTTTGAACCCGTTCTACCCAAAGATGCTATGCGTCTGAGCATAGGTGGTCTATTTAACTATGGAGGCGAGGCCAAGACGGTATCCGACCTCAAGTTGCCCCCACAAAATAGTCAAACAAAGGTGGTCACCTATTTCCTCGATGATAAAATTCCATTGAGTCTTCAAAACGTGGGCAAGATGATGTCACGGGACGGCTACGCAGATCTCTTCGAGGCAAATAGTGCAGAACCCGTCAGGGAAATTATTGTATTCGATAAGGATTACGCTAAGAAATTTCAGAACAACACGGACTTCAGATCTCAAGCGAACTATGAATTCAATAATAACATCAATGTCTTCTTCCGCAATTTCATCGTCCCCACGTTTTCGTTCTCATTCGATATCGTCCTGAACGAGATCGCGCCGAACAACAACACCATGGTGGCGAATATGTACATGAACAATAACTTTGGAAGCTATTCATACTGCGCGGATGTCATCGACATGCCCAGAAACAACAACATCATGTCGCTCATCGCGGAGAGCGGAGCCGCCGACAAAAACGCAGTCAATCTCGTGTTGACCACTGGCCGCGGGTCCAGCTGCAATTACCCCGTTTCAGACAGCAGCGGAATTGCTATCACGGTGCCAAAATTCACGAATGGAAAGATCATAAAGGTGATCGTCATGGTATCACCCAACGAAAAAATAATCGCCGCTTTTTGGAACGAGACCGAAAGATCATCTCAGAAGTTCGTTACGTATGGCCGAAGCACCCATTGTGCGAATGACTTGAACTTTTGGAAATTGTTCAAAGAAGGAGAAATGACCGGTAAACAACGTTCGATCAACATCGAAAACATTATCCTGGCACGCAACCCACGTCTTCTGAAAGCATGTAGGTATGTGAAGCTCGGTCATGTGAATCTGGTGACTGAATACGTCGGGTGATTCTAATCCCGAAACATGTACGTATCATAGGTGGTTGAGGCGCGTTTCGGCGTCACAAACGGCTCTGTCGCGATGACCTGCTCCCGCACGATCTCGAGAGTGAAAGCATCTACATTTTGCCGGTAAAATAAGATCTTGTTCCATACTTTTTCTAATTCTTCGAATTTGGTGGCGAGAAAGCTTTTATCTCGTGTCACTCTCTTCAAGTTGTATTGCGTCAATGCCCAGTAACGACAGTCATCACCCATCCACACATCGTCTATCTTGTCACCCTTCATGAAGGGCTCTTGATAGGTGATTTCGCCTTTGGCATCTCTATAACATCCCCGAGCGATGATATCAGGGGATGTGCTCTCCTTGAAAGCGTCAACATCCGGTAACATCTCAAAAACGCACTCGAAATAATCACAGTCGTCCAGGTCACAGACGTCTAATTGCCCCTGAATCTGATAATAATATTGCTTTGGAACCTCGCCATCCGGCTTCCTCTTATATGGACATTTGATCTCCACCATGATGCCATCTGATGTTATGCCATCCGGTGATGCACCGAAAAAATTCAGGTGCGGATGTTTGAGGAGACCAAATTCGTGCACCTGTTTGTTTTGCAGACGACAATACACCGCTATCGCGACCGGTTCGAACGTATTACCCCACTTGAAAAAGGGATTGACACGGGACATGCTCGTCTCCGTCGCATCCCTCGGAAGGCACTTTTTCTCGATGAGCTGTTTCTGCGTGCCAAACTTGCCTTCTCCAAGCGCTTGAGCAAAATCGCTCGCAGTTATCAGGTTCGCCCGCGCTTCATACCAAGCCTCCGTCTTTTGCTCCAGCTTTGGAATCTTGAGTAGTTCCTGGACCTTGGAACAAAGCTCCATTTAAAAATCTCTTTGTAAATACTCTATATAAATACTCTTTATATGGTTTTGTGAGTTTTGCAGAGTAGTATATAAGAATATATTGTGATAATAATGTAATGAACGATGCCATGATCGTAGAGTTGCTAAATCCTATTCAACCAAAAAAACTACCCGCTGCCAATACGAAACAAAAGCCTCCGCCATCGTATGCCGGTTTTTCGCAGGACAATTCCTATGACATCGACAAAATGAACATCTTGATCGCCGAGGAAATCGGACGCATTCCACTGAAGAGCCGCTGGAGAAGCCTCGGGAAATCCTACCAATGGGAGCTTATCTGCAAGTACTTGGAAGACCAAGATCAATACGAAATTGTCTTGGTTCCCGAGGTGAAAGAACGCCTGAAGCGCACGTTGCAGGCTAACCACGAAGTCAAGGTCCTATTCGACCATGTAAACAGCAGGATACAAAAGATATGCGACCACTAATCGTAGACGCGACCGAAGCGCGCAATACGTTTGGTGATATAGCCATTGGCGTCGGGATAATAGAACCGCTTGACGAGCTCTAATTCGTCAAAGTTATTGATGCGGAAGGCAAAGCTCACTTCACGTAGGTTGGAATTCTGGCCTTCAAGGCGCTTATGAGTGAGGCGGAAGGACCCTCCTTGGAGCTCCCAGTAACTCTCTGTGTTGTATCCGCCTTCCGTCCCAAGCGTCTCGAGACCCGCGGATCCATAGTTCCACAAGAAAGACTTGTTGCTATCGGTATAGAGGGTCGTTGCAACACCATTCGGATAGCCGAACACCACGAGCCCGGCTCCGCTATTCGTCGCCACACCATCTGTCACGGTGCCACCACCTACAGGTTTCGAAACCACTATTTTTTTGTCATCGATGGTCAATGAGTTTTGTACGACCGTCGTCGATAGAATATTACTCGTATTGAGCGTGCCGCTGAGTTCGATATCACCTCGAACAAGTACTTTCCCGCCGGATACCGTAAATATCGGTTCGAGAGGGACGTTGGAGAAACTGGACACATAAAAGAGGATGTTGCTCTGAGCCGTGATCCCGATATCTCTCGAGGCATCCATCTTGATGTTACAAGATGTGAACTGCATCATATTGCTGGCACTTATGAACACATTGCTCTTGGCAGTGACATCAAAGGTATTGCTCGTAATCATGGTGATCGTATCGTTGTTGAAAATCTGATAGTTGCTCGTATTGAAAATCATGTTGGAACGGGTCGTGATCGTGAAAGTATTAGAAGTATTGAAGTCGATGTTGCTTGCTGCATATAGTTCGATGGTGTCCGCTGGCACGTTCATCTTTATGAAAATATTAGAATCATCGACGATCGTATGCACGTTGCTATACGACTTGACCGTGATGTTGCCCGTCACCGAATGAGTAAAGATATTACTGGTTATTTGTATGGTCATATCGTTAGAAGACATCAGGGTGAAGTTGCTCTTGCTATAGATATTGACGTTGCTGGTCAGGGAGTTGATATTGATGGCTCCACGGGTCGATGTCAATGTGATATTACTGGTGTTTTGAATGAGTGTATTGTTGGAAACAGTGACCGTAAAGTTGTTGGACGAAAACATATCAAAGTTGCTCGTCAAGGCACTCAAAGCAATATTGCCGTTTGAAGACGCCATGGTCATATTGCTCAGGGTCGTGAGAGAAAAGTGGTTACTGGCCACGATGCCGATGTTACTGGCCGCGTACATGTCGATATTGCTGGCCATCGATCGTATCCGCACTTCGCCCCCCGTAGAATCGATAAACATATTGCTCGTGATGAAGGCCTGGTAATCGTTGGATGTGTTGAGTATAGTATTCACGAAAGAATACGAGAAAATGTCATTGCTCGTGGCGGATGTGGATATCTTTCCATCAACACTCGTCGTCGTGATGTTGCTCTGACTATTGATGATCATCGCATTCGAGCTGATGACCGTGAAGATATTGGACGTATAAAACCTCATATTGCTCGTCGTCGAGTTCATCGTGATATCGCCCGTATAAGCATCCAGAGTATAATTGCTCGTCGCTTTTATGGCGACGGAGTTTGACGTATGTGTGATGTGGTCATTAGCGGCGTAAAAATTTATGTTATTGCTGTTTTGGTTCATAGAAAATCGTACATTCGACGAAGACCCATTGAAATTCAAATTGTTCAGGGCGTTGATGATGAGATCATTGGACGTATTGACGCGAAAGTTGCCGTTTTTGGCACTGAATGTGATGTTGCTCGCGGCATTCCCCACGATATCGTTACTCGCCGCATCTAACGTCAACGTAAGATCGTTCTCATTCGCTTTGAGTTCCAAGCTCGTGTTCGAGTATGCGGATATGACGTTGGTGTAGTTATTGACGGTCGTCCAATTCGACCGTGAAATGTCGATGGAATGAACGTCGTTGATGGTGATGGCAATCTTACCAGAAGAGGCGATTTCGAACGCGGTAAGATCCTTACCGTAAATCCTTGGCATCCATACTGGACCGAATGTCGTTACATAGTTCGAATTCATGTACAAATCGGTGTTACATGCTCCAGTGACATAAGCAATTGTATCTGTTGATTGGGTCAAGTTATCGTAGATGACACTCATTTATTATAGTTTGCTGTTATATTTTTTTCTCGTTCTAGAATTTATAAACACAGCCTACCAGGGCCCTTTTATATATCTTGCCTTGATAGGCGAAAACATGGCATGTATAAATCTTAGAATCGATATCAAAGTCACAATCACATGTGATCTTTCCCACGGTATATGCCTTGATCACCTTGCTTTTCTGGCGCATCCCATATCCCTCTACATGAGATGTCGTTATTAAATCACCGTTGCAAAGACTACCATTACAATCGATCACCCATATAGCACCCTCGCCTACCGAATTCACGATTACCTTGTCTTGGATGTCTGTAGGTTTCGGTCGAGAAAACGTCATGTTTCCCAAGCGGTATGTGCGGAGTTTACTCGCCGTTTCGAACCCGCTGATCACACCAAAAGCACGGGCGTCATAGCGCTTATGGGCGAGTGCTACGACGGGGATAGCTTCATCGATGTCGATCACGTTTTTATCATCGAGACTGCTATACTCACCTTGTGAAATAACGATGCGTCCGATGAGCTCGGAGGTTTGCGCGGCGTAACCGAGGAAAGAGCATCTATGTTTGCCCGTGAAATTCAAGATCTCCGGAGCAAAGTCATCCGTCCATGATACGACGGTGCCATTGCGACTTTTAAAGACCAAGTCGGCAGCTTCGGTAGGCCCGTCACGCCCCAGGAAGATATCCCAGTAAGACATATCAAAATTAGATCGACACATCCGAATAGAGCTCATGAAGCTCGCGTTACTATTGCACCTGAGACGCGCATTGATCGAAAGGGTGTCAGCCGTATGAGTCGCGTTACTCTCGGTCAAGACGATAGAATTTGAGCTATAGCTCGCCTGGTTGAGTTGCAAGATAAGATTATTTGAAGAAAGAAGGAGCTGGGAGCCATGACGAGTGTTCATCAGAACACTCTCGGACATGTGTAGAAACGAATTGCTACTATTGGAGCATGAAACATAGTTCGACCCTACGACGAGCCCTCCATAGGTTCCCTGGAGTTGAAGGGTGGCATCCATGATGAGCCGGCTATTGCTGCTCTGTGTGAGGCGATTTAGATTCGAACTCAGAAGCAATCCACTATGAAGCCCTTGCAAACTCACGACATCATCGATGAATAGAGAACCCGGTTGGGTTCCCCGGTTGATATGTGCGTAGTTCGATGTGAGTATGATACTTCCTGCATAATCGGGCGCCTTGTACTGGAAACTCTTATCTATGATCAGCGCGGATACGTCGCTATTCGACATATAACACATATTCGAGCCAATTTCCAGCTTGCTCTCGGGGCCTGATATACTTATCACATTCGATGATAGCAAGACATCGCTATGGATCGTTCCTATCCGCACGCTTTCGTCCATGTTCATCCACGACTTATCATCATGAGCGATGGTGACGTAATTCGACCCCAGGATCATCTCACTAAACTTGCCTTGGATGCTGACGATATCGTCCATGAACAACGACGATTTGTTGCTCTGTGTGATCGTCGTGGAGTGCGTGGTCAAGTCCAGAACGGCATTCCCAGGACCCGAAGAAAGCCGGGCAAGGTTGCTCTGGATGGAAAGGAAACCATAGGTTCCTGCGAGATTCACGGCGTCTTCGATGCTCAAATATCTATTCGACGAGCCAATGAAGACATTCTGCGAGAGCTGAAGAGATGAATACTTGCCCGTGACCAACACCGTTTCGTCGATGGTGAGGCCTTGGCCATCTCCAACGAAAAACGTGATATTGCTGCTCAAGAAGATCTTTGCTTTGTCGCTTTGTAGGTTCAAGTTCGAACTTTGGATGGAAAACACGTATTTGCCGGTGTTATCGACATCGCCTACGAAAATATCTTGAATATTAAAATAATTTGCGTTTGAGTTTTCGAGGCCCTGTAACGTGGCTTGGTTCTTGGTATGAATGACGAAACTGTTGTTTCCTGTGTTCGCTATGTTTTGACCGATGAGCAAGCTATTCGAAGAATGATCCGTGATGCGTGACCCTAGCACCGTTGCCGCGACGGAGATGATGTCGTTATTGTTGCCATAGCAGTTGTTGAAGTATCCTAGGACCGTGCTTTGAAAGCCTACGCCCACGTTATTGCTCGAATTCACAAGAAGCGTACCGGTGTCGAATGTGTTTTTGAATCCGATCATGATGTTATTGTTGCCATTGAGGTGGTCACACGCAAAGTTCCCGATGTGGATGTTTTGGATCCCGGATACGATTTCTTTTCCCGCGTTGAAACCGATGAGCACATTATCATCTGAATTCGCATTGAGACCCGCATTGGCCCCTAGAAAGACATTGCGCTGGGCTTTGTTGATCTTGTAACCTGCACGATAGCCATAGAGCGCGTTATATAGACCCGTGGCCAATATACCCGCCTCGAAACCGACGATGGTCGCGAAATAAGGATTTCGGGTACTCACATCGAGAGCGAGTGTCTGTCTCCCCAAGTTCAGCAGGTTTTTTTCGCTGGAATTCGTGTAAACACTCATTAATATATCACATGAATATAAAATATGTTGATGTATATGGGGATAGCTATCGGTGTAGTGATGGCGGTTTTTATCATACTGGTGATTATCAACATAATGAGCAAATGTAGCAAAAAAAAGATGCGTGAATTGAAACTTCGTATTCAATTGGCAGTGCGCACATTGAAGGCGAATATTCACAAAGTCCAAGATGATCTCATCAACATCAACCCTTTCATGTTGTTATCCATGTACCCGTTCTATAAAGATGTGCTGCAACTGCCCTTCTATGTCGACCGCGACTCATGCTTCACACGAGAAGCCGTACACGAAATAGTAAAAGACACATATGGCACAAACCTTGAATATGCGTCTTCATTACATACGCGACTCAACGAAGACCCCTATCACTACCTGATCATCGACATCAACAACGCATTCGACTACTATGATCGTTACAAGACAGGCGGGTTAGCAGCGCTTTTGCTATAGATTTTTTCGTATTTTTCTTTTTGAGTTTTTCCTGAGTTTACATCATGTTCGCCACAACGCCCTGTTGGGCGCCCATGAAGATGAGGGAGGAGATGATCTCATACTTGCGCTGGCGCTTGGCACGCTTGTGCTCGGGGCAGTCGTAGATATAGAGCATCTTGTGCAGGTCGTTCAGGCACGAAGGCAGGTCCGGAACAAGGCGACCCGACCCGTTATGGGGGTCGATGAGCATCGTGCAGCGGCCATGTTGCCAGAAATCGATGAGCTCCGCATCGGACTTGTCCGCCACCATGACATCGATAAAGTCCATAGCGATGCGGTTCCGGAAGACGTCGGGGGCCTGATCTTCAACGAGGCACTCCGAGGAGCCCGATGAACTGCACTTGTCCGTCACGAACATGCAACCGAACTTCAGGCGGAACAGCTCAAACTTGCCATTGATCACCGTCTGCTGTGTGACATCGCGGTTGAACTCGATGGACTGGTTGTGCGAGGCATGCACAGGGGTGCGACGCAGAGGGATGCGCTCGCACTTGTCAAAGTGGGGGATTTCTATGCGGACGACGTTGTTCTCCTGCGCCTCTGAAGGCGCGATGAGGAAGCTGTTCGTAGAGCACATGTTGCGACTGGCGTCGTTCTCAAAAGGCGTCATGAAGTATCCGTCGGGATGGTCGATCTCGTCGAATGCTTTTACCATGGCAGCCTTGAAATCAGCGATGGTGTCCTCAGCCATGATGGACTCGTGGCCCGGTCTGTTCAGGAAGAACATGTGGTCGATGATGCGCTTGTACTGGCTGATGACCTGGCAGAGGATGGTGTTGATCGAAGTGCGCAGGGCATTGAATAGCCCGTCCTCCAGGTACGGATTGATATAGATCACGATATCTAGGTCGGAGTATGGAAAGTCAGCCGCATATGCGTCTCCCACGAGCATCCGGTATGCCGTGCTGCCCTTCAGAATGACGAAGAAGTTGCTCTGAAAGTGCTGGCAGACAAAGGCGCTCGTGCGGAGCTTGAATACCAGCATCTCATAAAAGCGAAGCGAGAGTACCTTGAAACGAGGGTCGCTAAAAATGACGCGGGCGAATGTCTCGGTAGCGATGGATTTTTTTGCATCTTCCATATCGCTGCCGTTGAGCTTGGGAAGCACCTTGAAAGCATACGGAGCAGTCCTGCCGTATGTCTCGGTAGAGGTGACGGCGTTCTTGATCCAGGCATCACGCTGAGCGGGTGTCCAGGCGTCCATTGTTGCGTGGTTTGCTTGTAACTTGTTCAGTGCTTGTTGCTTAAGTCTTGTGATGTGCCGCCAATCAATTTTTTCGATGGGACGCCATCAGTATCGAAAATTTTTCTGCTTATAGTATAAAAACATGGATATTTCTATTCAAGCCAAGATCCTTGCGATCATCTACTTGATCGTCACAAGTCTCTCTGTCCTGGGGGCACTCGTGAGTCGTACCATCAGCTGGCAGGGCATCATCATGACGATGCTATGGCTCGCCCTCGCCGCGTTGATCGTTTATGATACACACTGTCTCACGAGCGGTAAATGCTCGACATGGAGCAGCATCCGTACAGTGATTTATAGCATCATGCCTGTACTTGCGATCATCACCATGTTGATGGCGGTATTTCCATCCTCTCAACAGGAGACCGAGACCGTCGTGGTGGTTCAAAAGATCTAGTTTTCATTTAGGATACGCATGAATGTAATGATCACGATTAAGAAGATGATGATACTCGTGAAGTACTTGACGAGCAGTTTGATCAACATTTCATCAGGATCTTTGCTGATGCCGGACAAGTTGGCGCAGAAAGGATACGAATTCACCGAATTGCAGAAACTTTGGGCACATGCTAATTTCATTCGTTCGATATCATTTTTCTTGAAACCATAAAGATTATACTTTTCTATCACATCGATATTCGCGCAGATCGTCTTTGTCACACCATTATAACGGTTCAATCCATCATTGCACGACTCCATGTATTTTTTCATGCTGATGAAATGCTCTTTCAACATCTTTTCTCTTTCGATAGGCATGCTCGTTCGATAGTTCATATTGATTGCAGTGTTAAACGCCGAATACCCGACTTTACGATCTTTGCGCCCATCCCCCGTGAAAATGCGCATGACCGAGGCCTGTGGACAGTAATTCGGCGCTGTTCTCTTTTGCCGTTCACAGAAAGATCCCGTTACATCCGGAGCATACCCTTTCAAACAGGGCTTCGAACAGAAGAACTCACGCGAGTATATGTTTTTCATGTGATAATTCGTCATCTTGTACCAGCCCGCCGGATTGTTTTCACAAAACAGGAAATTGTGCATGCCACCGCTCGTGATCACATTTAAAAAGGCAAGAAGCAAACAAAAAGCAGCGATCACGAGGAATAATATTGTAAACACGATGCTATATAACAGAAAAGGGGCAAGGTCCATGACCGACCAATAAGAAACAATGGGGATATAAATTAGTCCCGGTAGACTGAGGATTTTATAGATGACGACGAGGACGGCGATGGCGAGCCCTGCGAAAAACATGATGATATAGTGAAGGGCGTTGCTGAAGATCATGATGAGGATGACGGCGATCTTGATGATGGGGTAGAACCGGGCCATGGCAGCCATGAACCTGACCATGTTGAGATGTAATCTCGCCATCGTTTGAGAATGATGTGTTATTCTGGTCATGAGATCGGTGCGCCATTGAGCACTGCTTTTCGCCCATGCCAATTTCTGATCCGTCCATTCCTTGATTCTTCTTGCAAATTTCGTCAAAAAATTCCCCTGGTCTTGGCTTTGTTCTTTTAACGCTACAGATGTATCTTGGACCTGGTGCACATTAGCTTGGGTTAGGGCAGCCGCTTCCTGCATTGCATCCTGCACGTTACCTCCCGTTACTGCTGCGGTTTGCATGACTGCGCCGGTTAGTGTTGCCGCAGCAAGAGCGGAATCAGCAACTGGGAAACCGGTCATATCTTATTGTATCACGTAGATTTTAATCATGTTGAAAACTCCATGTTTGCTGCGGATGTATCAGGCTTGCTTTGGGGTTCCGGCTGTTGTGGAGGTTGCGGGGTACGCGGATCCGGTTGATCATACTTGGTGCCGCTCGACTCGTCCTTTTGCTTGAAGGATCCCCATACCTTGCGCATCATGAAATCAAGGATATCTCCCAAGTCGGCCCATCGCTGTTTGAACCGTGGGATGAGTTCCCGTTTCCAATATCGTGACGAAACGATGCTTCTGAAGTACGATTTGATGCGATTATTGAAGATGTCGTCCATGTGTGGAGTGATCAGTTCTTTCAAGAAGAGATTCGGTGACAAATTGCGCAATGTGATCATTCGCGTGAAATCGTCTCTATACACATTCAAGTAGAGATGAACGGCGTGCAAACTTGTGATCGCTTGTTTATAGTCCCGGGCATTGCGTATCAGGTTGGGGATGTGCTGTTGGAGAGCGTCGGACACCATGAGAGAACCGCCATCGCCTATCATGAAAATCGCATAGAGTTCCATGATTTTGTGGTAAATGACGTGTCTCCGGTTCGGTGGAACCTCGCTGTATTTCAGCGCAGCCATAAGCGGATACTTTTTGATCGTTTCTAATGTCACAGCTGGGACTTGTGTCATCAGACGCTTTTCGATCTTCTTTCGTTTATCTTGGGGTATGTTCAAAAACGCCGCAAGGAGCCGCTTTCTATAGCCAGAATACTCCGGAAGTTTTCGTTGTAGGTCCTGCATGTATTCCATCTGTAACTTGTACAGTTCCCCTTGCTCATCCGTGTTGTATTGCATAGGAGCCACGATCTTGTGAAATTCGTAGATTTCCAACATCATCCAGAAGTAAATGCTATACGTTTCCGCCTTTTGAGTATATACATTGTTTTCCTGCATCTTTGGTTTTGCCCGGTCAAACTCCATGAGTAGATTTGAAATATTGGCATCCGTATTCGGACAAAGAATGTAATAATGATAGGGTGTCTTTGACAATATTCCGTCCACGGCGATTGTTAGATCGTTACTGATATCCCGTATGGTCTTGTTAAACGTCAGCCGCGAGCGCAAGAAAGACTTTTTCGCATTTTTTTCTTGTTCATGCATATCGAACATGAGTTTGTTGATCGACATTTCACCGCGCTTTTCGTCGTTTTTCGTCGGCATCGCACCCATCTTCTGTAAGTAGACGATGAGATTCTCGTAAAACTGGTAGTTTGTCACCGTAAAACCTCTGATTTCACCGGACGGCAACTCATACGATAGGTTTTTCGTGTCCGGCGGGTTCGCTAGCAACGTCTTATAAAACAGAAAATACTCCACAAAAGCGACTTTGTACTTGTCACGATAACGAAATACCGTATTGAAATTTTTATACTTGAGAGTGGTATATTCATCATCGATCAGTTGTTTGGCCTGTTCAAACTTTTCACCGAGTCGTGTGAACACTTGCTGTGAGTATATTTTATCGAGAGTGGCCAATGGATTTGTCTCTGCGGTCGATAGATAGGCAATCATGTCAAAGTTGGAAAAGAGCGTATCATTTTCGGTGAGTATTTTCTCAAACTTCTCCTTGCGAAAGAAGCTGAGTGTGAACAGATTCACCGCAAATCGCGGATAGCCCTTGAAAATACAGTAATATAACACGTATAGTGCGATGAGTAAAGCCAATATCATGAACACATTATAAAACATGTTTCCGATCACCTTCATCGCTGGACCACTATCACCACTCTTTGATGGCCCACCACCCATTTGTATGAGAAATGATAGGTCCTCCATGAAGGTCTTGAGCTTACTAAACTCGTAATTTTGTAAAAGGTCCATACTTGCTTTTACTAAAGATATAAAAAAGATACTACGCCTCAGACGTCTCGGGCCTCTTGTACTTCTTTGGAGCTGCCCCGGGTGGGCGTCTCTTGGTCGGCACCTGTTGCCATTCCGTCGGAGCTTTCTTGGTCATCTCTTGTGGGAGCGGTGGCGGCGTAGGGCGCTTTAGGGTCACAAAGTCACACATCAGGGCACCCCCATTGATGCCCGTCACGTTCGTGGCCTGGAGCCCGTTCACACCATTTACGATGTTAAATTCGATGTATTCGCCCTTCTTTAGCGTCTTATAGTTGCTATTAAGCGGCTTAATACCGCTATGATGAGCGAAGATATCCGTTCCTTTCTTGTCTCCATCGCAAATCGTCAGAAAACCATAGCCAAGCTTGTCACTGAACCACTTGCACTGTCCTACGTACTTCACGAGATTCACCTCCTCCAGTTCCTCCAGGACCACAGGGGCTTGCACCGGTTCAGAAGCGACTTCTACAGACATTGCTTGATAAGATGAATGAACTATTTCCTTATATAGTTTTCTTTGGGACACTTTGTCGTGTAAAAAACATCACAAAAAAGTGTCCCAAGAGTATAACGAATGACTCCGACAAAAATCCTCGTATCGTCCATAGTTATTCTTCTATGTTTTGTTTATCTTCAATCGTACTTGGCGGTCAAAGAGGATTATACCATCTTGCAGACATGGCTCGAAAAAGTCAGTCCGGATACGCTCGCGGATAAGCACCCGATCGTCATATTTGACCAAGTCGCTCGCCCAGACCAGCTCCTGTCTACGTTATTTGCCTATATGTATGTTTCCGTCGTAAAGTCTAAACACGGTGGTGCAAACATCGTGAGAAACCGTGCAAAGTATGCGCTCGTGTTCTCGGAGCACGCCACACAAGTTCATCTCATCAGCCCAAAGTATAAAAAAATAGTCAAGCACGATGTTGGCCTTGCCGATCAAGATCCTTCTGTGAAGTATGTGACGATCAAGTTGAAGCCCCATCAACTCGTGATTCTTCCTATGTCATGGATGTTCACATGTGATGCCTGCGAAGCCATGTATCTATACGATAGCATCAGCTACGTTTTGCGTGGCGTTTTTTGAAGCCACCTGCAACGGGCTTTTCCGTCACGACCAAACGGATATCTGATTTAAGAATTTTTGACATATCGTTCGTCTCAACCTCGGGAATCTGCTGCTCGCCTGTTCTCAGCATAATTTCAGTCTCGGTGTTAGGTGGGGAGAACATTTGGGGCGGCTGCTCGCGCCTCAACATGTCTTGAAATGTCGTCAGGATCGGTATCTTGACGCGGTCTTTGTATTTCGTGAGCATCTTGAGAATGAATGTCGCTAATTGCAGCTTATCCAGAGATTTCACGTCATTGAAAATCACCACCTGATCAAAGTCGTTCAGGATAGAGCGGACCACATGATAAAAGAGATGTGCACTCGCGCGCTGGGTGACATCATCCGTCATGAATTTGAACACGGAGATATCGGCGCGGTTAATGTAATACAAGTAGTAAATGTAAGACCAAAGGTATGAAAGGTATTGTTCTTCTAAATGGGGAAGGAAAAGCGCTGATTCTCGGATGCTTCCATCGGATAAATCTATCAAACCAGCGATACACATGGTCCTGGTCGCCGCAGTAGTCGCTTTAGGGCCAGATAGGAAACCTATACCAAATACGTTATGATTGCGAAAAGACAGGCGCGCCATTTGTAATAATCATAGACATTTTCTTACCTTGACACCGCTAGAGACATTATCTGACCTTAAAATCTTTGTGTTGCCCTGGATGAATAAACGGCGCGTGGCGGAGAGCGTCTCCTCACTCTTTCGTGCTTTGCAAGCATTCACATCTTCGATGATGTCACGATCCGCTTCCACGCATTCGAAGAGATATGACATCGTGCTTTCGCTGGTGCTATGGCTTGTAGCCAGAGGTTCACACGAGACTTTACCATTGAAGCCTACGATGAAAGATACGAGAAGCGCAGGGAATCGCTCCTTGATCGTTTTTTTATTGGCTTTGTAAAAGAATAGGTCGCTCGAGTACCCTACAAAGTCTTGACAGTCCTGGTTGCCTTCACACCACTCGAAGATGAGCTGAAAACACACGCTCGTGATTTGGATACTGGGATCCGTCTTTGGTTTGAAGATACGAGACCGTGGGAGGTTTAACAAGAACACAAGCACGCGCAAACATCGGTCATTTTGGCGCAACATGAAAGTATCTTTGAGAAGCGACAAATAGCGCACCCCATCGTCGTTTAGATGGTCGAAAATAGGTGTTAGGGGCGACTCATCCGATGTGATGGGAGATGGCATCTGACTATGATGCATCCAATGACGTATGACGCTTTCATCGCATTTCAAGACATTCACGTCGTACTCCCGATGCTTGCTCTGGTCGAGGAGTGCCTTTATAGCATCGGCGTTGCCTTTCTTTGCATGTTCATGGACTTTCATGATCAACCATAGATTGTCGTCTACATGGTATCTGCAAAATGTATGGACAAGGAGAGAGAGTTCCTTGGCTTTCATTTTACTACTTTTACTTCTTTTTACTTTTGATTTTTTGTAGCTATATCCAACATGTAGTGATAATCGAAAAGCGTTTGAAATACGTATTTCCGCACGATCGCTTTAGTGCTCGCAACGATTGCGTCGAGTTGTGTGCTTGTCAAGTCTCTGAGTACCCATGCCTTGCCCGGGCCGCCACACGTCACGATTTCGTTAAGCAGACCTTCTATCTCTTTCAGGTTTTTCTGATAATGATCGCGCATTTGCTTGTAAGCGTCCATCAAAGTTTTGCCCATAGCAGAGTTTTTGGGAATGTATTTCTTTTCATCGACGAGATTACAAAAGCTAGCATCGAGGACGGGGTTCCGAGGCTCTATTTTGACCAGGGGATCGTTCGCATAGCTGGGGGGGACGTGGGTGCTTGTTTCGGCTCTGCTCGCTGGCCCTAGCGGGACACATTGTAGAGGTTCTCCATAGTGACGTTTGAACATGAACACTAACATCGACATCTCTTCTTTTGAGATATTGCCATTGCCGAATGCCGTGCACACTTGGCTCTGAATGGTTCGCTTTGAGGACCTACCAAACATCGCACGCAATATGCCAAGGAATGCTTTGCCTTCGTATCGGTCAAGGACAAATTGGATGAGGAAACGGAACCCCGGAAGCTTGTTCAGATTTAAACGCCGTTTGGATGTGGTGGAATTATCTATCATGTCGAACTGCTCGCTATTACAGTACTTGATATGTATAAAGTTCTCGTCGATCGTTATATTGCGGAAGATAATGCCGCTGAAGCTATTATCGCCATTGTTTTCCAAGTTATAGATGTACTTAATCAGCGTGAGAATATAGAGTATTCTGACATAATGACTCGAGATTCTCTGGCATATCTCAGATTTGGGAATTCGTGATATTTTTTGACGAGGTATGAGAAAGACCGTGGAACCATATTCGCTCAGCTCCACTTTTAGATGTTTCGAGAGCTCCTCTTCGAACACGATTTGATACTGGTCGCAGACCACCTCGGATAGAAAGTTATACTCGGGATTGATAAACGTGTTTTTTTCATTCAAGATGTTTTTGATGATTTTATTGATCGTGTCCGTGGATGGAAGAGGTGCAGGCGTTGATGCCGAATTACCCATTTATTTAGTGAGAGACGTTTTTGCGCATCAGAATCAAGTAGAAATATGTTGTTATTAAAACGATCGTCGTGAGAGTGGTCTTATCCACCATGTATACCGACTCGCCATATATATCCAGAATAGTCGCATAATAGATGAATAGCAAGAGGCATGCATTCAAAAACCGTGTCGCTGAAAAAATGCCCCGCCGCGGAAACAAGAACACCACCAAGCCGAGGTGGATAGCATCGACCACAAAGAAACGCGTCCAACCCGCTACCACGTATTGTTTCCCCAAAAAGCGAAAGGTGTATCGTCGGGGCGCGACGAAACTGATATACACTCCTACCGCAAACACCACGCAAGCAAGGAAAAACAGATCGATATGGGGGTCGAAGATGTGTTTGAAAACGGCGGCCAGAACCAACCAACCCGTAAAAAACTTATATAGATCTGTGTCCAACATAAAATCATATAAGAACTTTTTATCATAAGATATAAAATGTCGGACACACAAGAAGATATCCTCACAACGACTCCGGATCGATATGTCCTCTTTCCTATCAAGTACCCTGCGATTTGGGATATGTACAAAAAGGCCAAGAGTACGTTTTGGACACCCGAAGAAGTCGATCTGAGCAAGGATAACGATGACTGGGATAAGCTCAGCGATAACGAACGCTACTTTATCAAGAACGTACTGGCGTTCTTTGCTGCCCAGGACTTGATCGTATCTGAGAACCTGGACACGCGCTTCACCAAAGACGTCAAGGTTCCGGAGGCACTTGCTTTCTACGCCTTTCAAGATGCAGTGGAGTACATCCATAGCGAGAGTTATGCTCTCATGTTGGATACGTACGTGAAAGATCCGAAAGAAAAGTCCGAATTATTCCATGCCATGCACAATCTGCCATGGGTCAAAAAGAAGGCCGACTGGGCCATCAAGTGGGTGAATGATATGAATTCACCGTTTGCGTTGCGGCTATTGGCGTTTTCCATCGTGGAAGGTGTGCTATTCAGCGGTAGTTTTTGTTCCATTTACTGGTTGAAAGAGCGGGGGCTGATGCCCGGGCTGACGACATTCAACGAATTCATCAGTCGCGACGAAACGCTTCATACGGAGTTCGCTGTACTGTTGTATACGATGTTGAAAAACAAGCTTCCCGCGGAAACCGTATATTCCATCATGCAAGAAGCTATCGAGATGGAAAAAGAGTTTATATGTCAAAGCCTTCCCTGCGAGCTACTCGGAATGAATGCTAAACTCATGTCGGAATACATCGAGTTTGTGGCGGATAGGCTCCTCGTACAGCTCGGGTATGAGAAGCGCTACTTTGCTAGGAACCCCTTTCCGTTCATGAATCGTATCAGCCTGGACCTCAAGGAGAATTTCTTTGAATCACGGGTTCAGTCTTACGCCAAAGCCAATGTAGGAAAAAACAACGTTTTTGAATTCAAACTCGACGAAGAATTTTGATGTCACTTGATATTATATTTCTCAATCAAGTCTTTCGAGAAAAGGAGGCCTCTATAATTGAATAGCTTCTTATGACATTTGCACAAGGTCACCTGCGAGATATCGCAATTCTTACTGATATCCGCCTTGTTGATATCGAGATTGCATACGTTGGCTACCAGGTAAATCACCGCGGCGCTGATGCTCGGTGGCGTGTTTTCGCTCACAATGCCAAGTTCGTCCGCCTTGGCGACGATGATTTTACATAGATCCCGGACCTCGTTAGATAGGCCGATTTTTGACGTAAATCGCATGACGAAGTCTTGGGGCGTAGACGACTCCATGTTCATTTTGAGAAGCTCCTGGAAACGTTTGCAACTCTTGGTCATCGTCGTCAGCTTGAGGTTGAAGATCTTGGCGATCTCTTTGGCGCTCCGGGGAACTTTGTTGGACTTGCACGCCATATAAATACTCGTCGCGATGAGACCACTACGGTTATCCCCCCGCATGATCTTGTTATCCGTTACTTTCTTGTAGAACACCTTGGCTTCTTCGATGATCGACATCGGGATACCGCTATTCACCGCATGAATCGTGATGTTATCGAAGATGGAACATAGGGTACGATCTTTGTACGTCATGGAGTTCCACATATGATACTTACGAATGATGCGCATGTTCATATTCTCCCCATACTTGTTGCTGATCATCGTGCCCATAGCGAATCCAGAAAGCAATTCGTTCACGGGCATGCCGCATCTCGATGGGTCGCCACTCTTTCCATCCTCCCCACCATAATAACGCCATTCCGCAGTCATATCGATAAAACGTTCAGCGATGCTAGAGCAACCCTGACAAATGTAATTACCGTCTTCGAGAACAAAGTCTTCACATTGGCAGTGCTCACAACACACAACCGTTCCGTTCGTAGACGTTGGAGGGGAATCTTCCGCATCAGGTTTGAGATCTGCGATGAGGTTCCAGATATCGTCCATTAGAAAATGATAAAGTTGGTCTATTCAATTTTCGCGCCTTAGCCTTATGTAGTTTTTTCAGAGAACGTGATATGTTTTTTCACTTCGGCCTTGAGATCGGTAGGAATCCACTCAAAGTCGATGAGCCTACGATTGTTATTGTATTTTTCGCGAGCATCGGGGTTCTTCGAGAGAAACGCTTCGAACGCCTCGGGATCGTTAGCATATTTTTCGGCGGTCTTGGGACCGACGCCCTTTTTGATCGAAGGTATGTAATCCGATTTATCGCCCAGGATGCATTTCGCGGTCAAATAGGTCGCGGCGTTTTTGGTTCCTTTGATGCGAGAGGCGATATCGGTATGTTGTAGGTTGAACAACTGGACTTTATCGGGTTCGTAGAGTTGGATATAGTCGCAGTCGTTCGTGATGATGACGATGTTATAGTTCGAATGAGTCTCTTTGATCGCTTGAACACATATGGCTACAACGTCATCCGCTTCCAATCGATATCCGTTCAACGTATGAAACCCGTGCGCCTCTTTAAGACGCGGTATGAGACTCTCGAACGTATACTTCCAGATGTGTTCGTTAAAGGTGCTGGTCCTACCGTGTTTGTACTCTTTGTGGTGATCGAAACGCCAGATATCAGCCCGGAATCCATCGAGACATAAGACGACATTTGACCACTTGACGTTGTACTTCTTGGCGAGATCGACGAGCATCGCTTCGAACGTCTTTTCATATGTCTTCATAAACGCTTCGTTTTTGTGAAGGGTTTCGAAAGATGTGTCCGCCTCTTGACGCTTTATCCAACTCAGAACTGCGAAATAACGAAAAAATGCGGTGTAGCTGGTATCGATCAACATGACGCGGGTGCTTGGATCGATCGTGATCATGTTGTACTCCTGTCATAAAACTCATTTAAATACCATGCACTCGGTGCTTCAATTTTTCTTTGGTTCCTCAGATACAACGATGCTGGCGATGATGAAGAGAAGCACCCAAAAGGCAACGATGATACCTTGAACCCATGCCCAAATATGACAGCCACCAACGACCATGCAGTTGATGCTATAAATACTCAGGGCGATGGGAATCAATAGGATAATCACCAACAAAACACGCGTCCAGAACGTATCTTGGACGGCTTGTCCCGCATCGTTCGTATATGTGTTGTTCAGGGGTAGGAGAATGACGAAACTCAAAATGACATAAGATATCATGGCGAGAAGCGCTGGTTTGGTGATTTGTGTCATTGAGAACTTCATTTGTAAGTATATGAGAGAAAAAATTTGATATAAGAGATACCAATAAAACACATAGTAGACATGGGTATTCCGCATTACTATAGGTCCATCGTGCGGCAACATAAAAACATCGTGATTCAAAAAGCGCCACCCTGTCACCGCTTATTGATCGATTTCAATGCGGTGGTGCATCAATCCGCCGCGCTATTGATAAACGAACGGCCCGGAGATGTTTCTTATGAAAACATCATCAAGGAAACAATTATGACGACGAAAACATTGATATCCGTTATGAGTCCAAAAGACACCGTGTATATCGGCGTAGATGGAGTGGCGCCTCGTGCCAAAATGGTCCAACAACGAAAACGCCGTTATTTGACTTCTTACCGGAATCGGCTCATCAATGACTACATGGAAAAACACGCCATCAAGTCGTTGCCGGATTGGGATTCAAACGCGATCACACCCGGGACGCGTTTCATGGCCATGCTCGATAGTGAACTGCACCGGTGTTTTGCGGATGATACGCGAGTGATCGTATCTGGTTCGAACGAGGAAGGGGAAGGCGAACAAAAACTGTTCGATTTTATAAATAACAACAAAGACACAGGGAAAGTCAACCTGATCCATGGCATGGATGCCGACCTCATCATGTTGTCGCTTTTATCCGATCAAACGATTTACTTGCAACGAGATTCCGAGGTCGTAGATATCCAAGCATTTCGCGTTGGAATTTCCAAACACATGAGGCTTGCGATCGGGAACTCGGCCCATGACCTGATGCGCGATTATGTGTTCATGTGCTTCTTATTAGGCAATGACTTCATTCCTCACCTGCCTTTCATGAGGATTCGGGATGGTGGGATCAATGTGCTCACGAAGATATACACCCAAGTTCATAAAGAACAACCGTTGGTGATATGTCACGAGGACCATAAATATTCGATAAATAGGGAAATGTTGACACGTATCTTTGCAGAATTGGCCAACAATGAATATTCACGTATGAAAGTACACGTAGAAAAGTTCAATCATCAAGTTGCGACGTATGTTCCACGGAAAATTCATAACGTCAAGGAATATAGTACAGAACTCGAAAATTATCCCAAACTGAATAAGCACAAGCTCTTGGATATCATACATCAAGAGTGGCACCAGCACGACTGGATGCAACAATATTACAAGCACCTCTTCGACAGCGCGGAGAGTAATAAGTATGTCGGCGATTACCTTGAAGGTGTGATTTGGGTTTTCAATTACTATTTCAACCGCAAATACGACCGATTTTGGTACTACCGACATCACGTAGCGCCCCTAGCGTCAGATATTCTTGGTTGCATGAACGCATGTGATATAGCCGCCATGACCGAGCGACTGAAGATGAATCGCTATGAGTTCATGTTGACGCCCCCTTTGCAGCTTTTGTGCGTATTGCCCCCACAATCTGCAAGGTTACTGCCAAACGAACACCAAGATCTGATGAGGGATCCGCAACATGGGTTGGCGTGTTATTATCCGACGGGTTTCGCGCTGTGTACGTTCATGAAAGATTTCATGTGGGAATGCACCCCTATCCTTCCAGACATCGATATCGAGAAAGTGCGCCTAAAACTCGATTCGGATATTGGCCTGAGTTGATTTCGTAACCCGGCCGAGATCGTTGGCATCGTTGATAAAATAGACTGACACCTTTTTGTTATTCGCATATTTCTGCGTGCTACGGAGCGCTAAATCAAAGGTTCTCAGTACTTGACGGAACACGGTGATGCTCCTTTTTTCATCGAGGTCATGCAGGTAGATACGCGCCTTACATGGTAGATAGTAAGACTCGAGCATGCCCATGTGATCTCTTTTGATCTTTTCGGTGGTGGCGCGATTTCGTAAATCGGCCTTGCAGAAAGATGAATGATCGTTTATCGAAGCCAGGCCAAATGCAGTAGCAAGCGCGTTTGCGTCTTCTTCGCTTATCTTGGATTTGAACAACTGGTTGATTTTCATTCTATTTTTATGCAAGGATAAATTAATAGATGGGCAGTAAAATGACATATTTTTTTCGGGACGATTTGAACGCGGGTTCCTTATCGGACCAACGATTCAAAGAAAATATCAAGGAATTTACCGATTGGTCCGAGCCGCTCAAGGCGTTGCGTCCTGTCACTTTTACATGGTCTTCGAATACGCCGTTCGCGATGAGGACATGTGTGGACGACATCGGCTTCATCGCCCAAGAAGTGGCAACGGCGTTTCCAAACGCACATGATAGCAGGCCACTCGGAAATCAAATGGTTGAGATCGTGCGCTACGAAAAACTCGTGCCGTTACTGGTCGCGGCGCTACAAGACCACACAAAACGCATCGAAGAGTTGGAGAAACGTCTTGCTCATTCGATCATCTCTAATACCTCGGACGCTAGGCCCTGAGGATCTGGGAATGGTCCGCTTGCAAAGATCCCCAACTTATCAAAAGATAGGTGTTCTTTCATGACTTTGACAAGATCATCGTGCGATATGCTTTTCATCGTCGAGAGAACATCTTTAGTAGAAACACGTTGAACACCAGAGTTAACCAGCATGTTCCTATAGACATCGCCTATGAAAGACGTGGCATAGTCGGGATTGTTGAGCGCGAGTTTCTGCTCATTGTAAAAGCTCTGTTTGAAATATGAGAATACCTCCCGAGAAAAGCTCGGTCTACGAATCGACCGTAGTAACTCCAGGATGATGCTCACGACGAGCTTTATATCAGAGCTCAAGCTCGAAATAACGATCTTGAACACTGTCATTTGTCTCATAAACTCGGCAGCAGAATGCGGGGTGTATACGAGACCTCGTTTTTCACGAAGTTCTTTTATGAGCAGCGACTTCATGCCGGCACCGGATAACATATGATGAAGGAGCTCTATGGTGAGACGCAGCTTTAGAGACGGCTTTTCAGGAAAGAACGCGAACGTGAACACGTACATGGTTTGGTCTTGATCTTTGTTGAATATGATCACTTTGCGCTCCACTTCTTTCTCAATCTGCGGAAGAATGACCGGCGTTTGTGGCCTAGTCATCCTGCCTTTGAAAAACTCTTCTACTGGCTTCACGAGATTCCTCGGACAGTTCACGACGATGATGGCATTGCTGTAATGTTCTTTGTAGTATTTCTTCAGATCCGCCACGGTCAACGCCTTCAACGACGCAACGTTACCAATGGTCTTCCGCATATAAAGATGTTCAGATGACAAGAGCGTCAGATTTGATATCTCCCATACGACGCTTCCTTCGGTATCATTGCCACTTTTATAGAGTTCCTCGATCACCACCTTACGCTCTTTGTCCAGATCATTTGATGTGAAATAGCTATCAAACACGATCGACGATATCAAGTGCAGCGCTTGTTTATAAGCAGACGCGTCTGTTTTGACGTAGTACATCGTGGTATCGATATCCGTAGCGCCATTTATCTCGGCTCCCGAACGTGTGATCGAGTGTACAAGTTCTTTCGTTTTTGGGGTTTGAAAGAGCATGTGTTCCAACATATGAGATATACCTAGCTTCTTCTCGGGTTCCGTGACCGCCCCCGCGTTTACATACACAGTAACGTGAAACACATTGATCTCGTTGTTTATGATGTACAAATTATCAACGCTCATATTACTATTATTTCTCATAATTATTTGACACGTCTTAGATTCTTCAAAGCAGATATGATTTCCATGAGGCTTGGGACGCGCATGCGCGAGGGTTTCGAGGGCGCCGGTGCCGTCTGCGTAGATGGCTGGACGGCTTTCAAAGTTACTGTTGGCTGCGGCCCCGAACCCAGATCCATCGCCATCTTCTGTTTGACCGCTGCCAAGGGAATCCCCATGGCTAACATTTTTTTATACTTCTCGGGCATGTCATCATGTGTCGTCGCGATGGCTGGCGTTGGCGCCGGTTGTGGCACCGGCACCGGCGGTGCCGTGAGACGCTGTATCTGTAGGAGTTTTAGGACGAGACCGTACCTCTCATCGAACGCGTCCAAGTGCCATATCATGATCATTTTATCATCGTGCCTCAAATCATCAAACGAGATGCGATTACGGTTCGAATCATAAAAGTGGATATTGCGGATATCATTCGTGACTTTCCATGAAGTACGTTGTTTCCCATGTGATATGTTGTATTTTCGGTGTAATCGTGAGTATATGTGCTGTTCTATATCATTCATCATCGTCTTGAAGGTATCGTCGTTTGTTGTGACGAACGTGCTCAGGAAAGCACCATTCCTTTCGAGACCATATAGTGACATCATATTGGGTGTTTGAATGTAGATGTTGTTATTGTCAGGGCCATACTTGAGATCAAAGACCAAGTTGCGAAGGTGATAGGGTTGTTTTATACGAATAAGGTTCTTAGAGATAGGATCGGCCAGAGAGAAAATTTGATAACCGGTCATCTAACAATATACTAGCAACAAACACTTATGATGGATTCAAATCCGATCTTCTCTATCTTGACGAATATCATTATCAAACAAAACAGACAGCTTCTGATAGAGTTGGCCAAGAAACACGACCTCGATGAAGAATACTTGTTGCAGAAATACTTGCAACCTGCTTATTATTTACCGGTGATCGTTAGTACGAGGCCCAAACCGCACTCGACCTCATGAGCGCCACACCTCCACACCCCCACACACACCACATCCCTCCCCCTCTCCTTCTGCTCTGTTTCTGCGTCGCGAGGGGACGCAACCCCTCCCCACTCTCCTTCTGCTCTCTTTCTGCTCTCTTTCTGTTTCTGCGTCGTGAGGGGACGCAACCCCTCATATAAGGCCATGTTACTATAATATGTCATCGCATGAGTCAACCCAAGATGATCGTGGCTTTCACAGCAAAAGGCATGGGAATCGGCAAAGACGGAAAGATACCATGGAGCATTCGAGAAGATCTGGCACGATTTGCGATGGTAACATGGGGAGAAGCAGTGATCATGGGAACAAAGACATGGCTATCGTTACCTAGACGGCCTCTTGCAGATCGATGGAATATTGTCGTAACAACCCAATGGCCAAATGTCATGAAAGTATGGAATGATAATACGCTGATCATTCATGAAAGCGAACTCGGTAACGTGCATAATCTTTCCAAGGCCAAGATCTTTTGGGTCATCGGTGGCGCTAAGTTATATGCACGATATATGGGCATTGCAGAAGAAATTCACGCTACGATTATCGATAAAGACTTTGACTGTGATGTCCATTTTCCTCTCGCGGGGTTCAATACGTATGTTGTAGACTCGTATTCCGAGTTGAAGTTTTCTGACACTGAGAATTGCACCTATCGATATGTGATGTATAAGAAGTCTGATAACATCGAAGAAAAAGAAGACATATACCTGAATCATGTCAGGAGAATCCTAGAGCAAGGTGACCATCGCACGGATAGAACCCAGACAGGAACGATTTCTATCTTTGGCACACAGCTTCGCTTTGATATCTCCAGATGTTTTCCCCTGATCACGACCAAGCACGTTCCGTTCAAGGCGGTCATCAAAGAACTGCTCTTTTTTTTGCGGGGACAAACGAATAGCAAAGCGCTCGAAGAACAAAATGTGCACATCTGGAAGGCCAATACCACGCGCGAGTTCCTCGATAAACGTGGTTTGACGACCTATGCTGTAGGTGATATGGGACCGATGTATGGTTTCAATTGGCGTTATTTCGGGGCCGAATATAGGGGGTGCGACGCAACATACACCGGTCAAGGCTACGACCAGCTCTTACAACTTATCGAAGGCTTGAAGAGCGATCCGTTTTCACGGCGTCACATGTTGACGACGTTCAATCCAGCAGAGGTCGATAAATCAGTATTGGCGCCATGCCATGGTATCGTTGTGCAGTTCTACGTGCATGACGCCGCCCGTCTGAGTTGTCATGTGTATATTCGGAGTTCCGATACGTTCCTGGGACTTCCTTTCAACATCGCGAGTTATGCAGCATTGACGTACCTCATCGCCAAGATGTGTGATATGCGCCCACAAAATCTCATCGTATCTATCGGAGATGCCCATATCTACAAAAATCACGTGGACCAACTCCGCGAACAACTCGTGCGTGCTCCATACCCCTTCCCATGTCTTGAAATCGCCGACGCAGTTCTTACCAAGTCATTCGAAGAAATCACCGTAGAAGATTTTACGCTGGTGAATTACATGCATCATCCGGCAATCAAGGGAGTCATGGCAGTCTAGCTAGCCAAACGTGAGATACATATTCTTCATTTTATCTTGCATAGCGTTGTAACCGATAACGCTATACTCCTTGAGTTTCGACACGGGTATGGTGATGCTCATATCGAAGAGTTGGATCCACGATTCGTCGTCGAACTCCAAATTGATGGTGTTTTGGTGGATGTCGTCTTCGATGACCTGATTCGTGAGCTTGTTATGAATGCTATTCATGAGGAATTTGACATAATTGATAAAGTTATCGCATGCTTGGTAGCCTTTCGACCGTATATTCACTGCCAAGATATCCCTCGACAGCTTTGCTTTTTTGAAGTAGTTGATAGGAAGGTTATCGTACAAGGCACCATCGATATAATATTCACCATCTATGACCACTGGACTGAAGAGAATAGGGATCGAGCAACTGGCCCGTAGTGCCAGGGCGACCGGTCTATCGGGTGTTGTATCGACGGACCAGTACTCTGCTTTTTCTTTGGTTAAATTAGACACACACACGACGAGGTTCTTTCCGGTCATCTTGGCAAAGTCAATGAACGTGATGTTCTCATGGTGCGCGCCGAGCTTGTGCGTGATGATTCGTTTGATGAAGATTTGCAGGTTATTGCCGCTGAAGAACCCGTATGTAGAAAGCACATTGAAAACATCCGAAGACGCCAAACATCGTATCTCTTCATCTTCGCACATATTGATCCTGAAAAACTCGATGATTTCATGTGTGGTGTATTTGAGCGCGATAAAGGTGCATAAAATAGCGCCAGCAGAAGTGCCTACCAAGTTTATCAAATGTTTCAACATGTTATGTTCTTCTAAAAACTTGATGACCCCGATCACCGCAAGCACTTTATTGGCGCCTCCGGCGATCACGATGCTCGAGAAATGTTTATAAAGCATGATAATTATTATGGCAATAGATAAATATAGCACCATGAAAACTCAGTTGAATATCATGGACCTACATCGGAGCATTACCGAGAAAAAAAATCGGATTAATGAGAGTTTTGAAAAGGTCCTGAAAATCATTCACAAGAGGATCGTGTCAAGCGCGGATCAACGAAAGCTGAACTGTTACGTCGAGGTTCCTTCGTTCGTGTATGGTTATCCGGTATATGATTACAACATGTGTATCGAGTATGTTTTTGAGAGTCTCAAGAAAAACGGGTTTTATGTAAAGTATTACTTTCCACAATACTTGTATATTTCATGGGATTTTGATGAGATAAAAAAGGGGAAGACTATTGGGGCTGCTGGGCAGCCCGTGCGTGATGTCTATAATATCGATAGTCTCATGGCGCGACCTTACCCGACACCGCCGCCCCCACCGCAAAAGAGCATGATAGGAAAGGGTCTCAGTTATCAGCGAAAGGGCGCCATGGGGGTGACTGCAAAACCTTCGGGGAAATTCACGCTCGACCTTGTTTAGGTTTGCATTCTACTGCAGCATCTTTCCGATCTTGACGAACTGCTCCATCATGAAAATCAAGATCACCCCCGATATGATATACAAGATCACATCGAGAAACCCGGACGCTGCCGAAGGTTTCGACAAAGGCTCGTAAAATTCTTCCTCGAAATACATCTTGTTCCCCGGCTTCTCGTAGCCCCCGGCAGAGACGATCTCTGGTTCACGGGGTGCCGGAGAGGGCGCTGGAAAACGTTTGTTGAGGATATCCTTAAACTCCTGGTACTCGGGGTCGGCGGGTTGCTCGTCGGCATCCTCTTCGGGGCTGGTGGTAAGTGGTCTGAAAAAAGAATCATATTCGTTCGAAAAGTGTGATTTGAACTCTGGAAGAGGTGTCGTGCGACTACTGCATTGGGACTCGTACGCTGTAGACATGAAGTCGTTTTCGAGCAGCGAACCCTTGTCGTAGATCGGAGCAAGATCGTTTTGTAGCGGACGCATATCACTCGTGTCGATGTTGACATGTTTGGCACTTTCGCGTGATGCCGCTCGATCGCGCTGAAACCTCGATTTATCATAATTCGCCGCTCGTACCATATCAAGTTCGTCGTAGTTGCCATTCCTTTGACCTAGTTCATAGAGATCACAGACGACGTCTTTGGTTTTTTTCTTTTTCTTTTTGGGCTGTAGCATAGGATTCAGAGTCCCCCATGCATCCTCTATTGAACTATATCCTGGATTATGCACCATAGTTTACTAAATCAAAAGAAAATAATTATATATAATAAATGTACCACAGGGCATACCTCGAAGCCATCGCTGTTTTCATTGCCGCGTATTTCACAGTCGTGTATGGCATCGGCTATAGCGTATTGCCGATGTTCTTGGTCGACCTTTTCGAAGAGCCCATCGGTATTTTCGCCGCGTACATGGTCGTGTATGTCACATCATTATGGAGCAAGGTACTCGGTCTAACACTGCTTATCTTGGTGGTATCTGTACACGTTCAGCTGCTGCCACATTTATTTTCTAGAGAAATAATAAGTCCTTGACATCATGCTGGCTCATGTCTTCGAATACATAGATTATTTTAATACCAACAAGTTCGTATGGGGTCTGAGCATGTTGCTGCTCAACTTTGGCGCCAAGTATGTAGTAGGCGATCTTGGGAGGGTCCATGAGATGATCTTGGCCAGCGAAGTCACCAAGAAGATCATCATATTTTCCTTGTTCTTCGTAGCCACTCGTGATATCATCACTGCGTTCATATTGACGTTGATTTATATATTTGTCATCGATGGATTGCTACACGAGAAACGCAAGTTTTGCATCGTCCCTCAGTCCACACTGGCACCGTCGCCAGCACAACAACCGCGTTTATACGAGAGTTACATGAACCAAATTTATGCGAATGCATAAATATAAAATTCTTGCAATAATATATATCATCATGAATACAGTTCCGGGAATGCCCCTCAATGGCAACGACCTGACCGCCATCGTTGTGAACAATATCGCACCACAACTCAAGCTCACCCAAAATGTGCTCTTTTACTCACAAGCTCTCATCGGTGATTATAAGTATTCTGCACGAAGCGACGACCATCTTGGTTGGATGGTCTGCGACGGTCGGCTGCTCGATCGGACGGCATACTCGGCGCTATTCGATGTGGTCGGTACTTCATTCGGTAACACGACTTCTAGCAACTTCCGGGTTCCCGATCTACGCGGTCGAGTGTTTGGGGGTCTAAATGTAGTGGCGAACAAGAACGTATCATTTTCCACGAGGGTGCTAGGGAACGCCGTGGGCGCCGAGACACATACGCTCGTGATCAACGAGATGCCGTCCCACAATCACACGATCACGGACCCTGGACATACCCATTCGTACGTCAACCAATCGGGTGACCAACAGACCGATAATGCTTTCAGCACCGAAACAGCAGCCGACCAAGTCGATAACAACCAGACGACGGGAAGCTCTGCCACCGGCATTTCCATCAACAACCGCGGTGGTGATCAACCCCATAACAACATGCAACCGACTCTATTCGCTGGCAATGTCTACATCTTTGCAGGTTGCCCATGAGTAGCCATATAAGTCTTTTTTTCATTGATTTATTCATGTCGAGTATTCGAGCACACGAGCACACCAAAATAGAACAAAAACGTCAAGACGAAAAGGTTGCACAAACGCTTGATAAGACTAAATTTTATGATGATTGTGTAGAACTCGTATCGTCGAGCGACGATCTGAAACACCAACTCGTAAACCGTGTGATATCACTCGAAGAATATAGAGCGCGCGTCGAGATCGTGACCCAGAAAGCCAATGCGTTGATAGCCATATAAGCATATTGGGCATATTATATATAGAGGCGGCTAACCAATGGTATATGTCGTTCAACACGAGGAGTATCAACATCACGCGGTCATCGGTATCTTCGAGTCATCGTATGACGCACTCGTATGTGCGACGGTAGAAGAAGCACTAACATCTATCTCGTGTCGAATATTCGAGATGAACGTTCAACCGAAGACACCAGATGCTGATACACTCCGAGCACACGATATTAAAACTCGCATTCCAGAAGATGAGCTGCCCGAAGACATTCGTGCCAAAATACAACAAAAACGACAAAACGATAGAGATCGGGTAGCTCAGGGCCAGGCGATACGAGCCGAACAGGTGCTTGAAAGCGTGAGAGCGTTCCGGGAGCTCGATAAGACCAAATTATATGATGATTTTGTAGAACTCGTATCGTCGAGCGACGATCTAAAGCATCAACTCGTGAACAATGTGATATCACTCGAAGAGTATAGAGCGCGGATCGAGCTCGTGACCAAGAAAGCCAATGAACTCATGGAGCATGTTTCCCGCTTATGGACAGAAAGGAATGGCGCGTTTTCGTTCACGCACATGGATCAACACATACGCACATTGATGAATAAATATGGCTGTTCTTCGATCGGACTCAAGTCTCATATGCCACGGATGGTTTGGATCTAAAAGCGGCAATCTTCGGGATGGAGCGGACCGAAGCCAGAATTGTTATGGGGTAGGTCGATGCGAGGAATTGCGTAAGGGTCACCGCGAAGATCATAGGATTGATTGCGGGTAGGACATTCGAAGCGTGTCCCCATATTGAACATCTGTTGGAAGCCTTCCATGAGGAGATTGAAAGGAGCTAGTAGATATAGCAAGAATACTAGCATCGAGATGAAGGACACTATCATTTCTATGACATGATGAATTTTTTGGCATGAATAATTCGTTTGCCCACGAAAATTGATTGCTCGTCATCTCATTCCCACACAAACAAGCAAGCCACAAGCACTCTCAAGACACATCGCAAGCACTCCGCAAGCCAAGATGGCCGGATCATCCAAGATCACCTATCTGGACGCCACCATCCTGGATTGCCGCATGCGTGGCATCTATAGTCTGCTGCTTCGTCAGCAGTATCAGACCGCTATCATTGTTGTGAACGATACCATCGTGATGATTCGTTCTCTTTCTAAGTACCTGCCTGCCAAGATGATGGGTAGCATGATCGATGGTCTGTATTCCTGCCTCGTGCACCTTGCATTCAAACGTCACCAGCACGCGCACGATGCTATCCGCTCCCTGCACTATATGCTCGAGAACTGCATTATCGACAGCATGGAGGAGTACGACCCATTCGGCGAGGAGCTCTACTGCTGAACCGCGGCAAAATCGGCACATGTAGACTTGTGAAATTCGCGCATAATACGGCAATCCACTGCGGCTTCTTTCATCGCCTGATAAATGTTAATCAATGCCATCATGCGTTCTTTGGCCTCTGCGTGTATGACTTCCTCGATATTGCTAATATTATTAATATCTATTTTCTTGTTTGCCCGCAACTCTTTCTCGATGGCCTTTAGTTCTTTTTTCTTCTCGGTTATAATAGCTTTTGTGCTAGCGATCTCGGCTTTCTGCGTTTTCTTGTCGAGAGTGCCGAGACGCGCCTCCGCAGCGCTTATGTCGTTTGTAACGCTTTGCTTATACTGCTCTTGCTTATCGTTGACACCCTTGTAGATATCAAGGGGCATTTCGCTCATGTATCTATAAACACGCACGACCCATTCGCCCTTATCACGGTCCAGGTCCGCATGGCTGCAGTATCTCACCGCCCGCCCGAGGGTTTGTTTATCGCTCGCCCATGTCACCAACGGTTCGAAGATATGTATGTTTCGCACGCCCTTCAAGTCGATGCCCTCGTTGAAACCCTGGGATGCTAAAAACACATGCACATACTCCCCGTTTTTGTTCGCAGCGCTATTATAAATTTTGATCATCTCGTGTAGGTTCTTCCCCGCACTGACGTCTTTTTCACTGTCGTCTTTTTTGCCTGGTGAAATCTCATTCGTGATAGCCAGGATATAACGAGGTTGTTTCGACGGAAACGCCCCCTTTTTGTTGAGCGCTTTGGCTTCAGCGACGGTGAGCTTGACATAACCCATCTTATCCAGCTCTTTGGCCACCGCGATGATTCCATGGCCACCATACCCCCGGTTCTCGAAGAACGCGCTATAAACGTAATGTTTTTCATTCGGCGCCTTTTTGATCGTATCTAAGAGCGCCGGCATCTTGTTACTGAACTCTGATAACGACAAAGATGGTTCAAAGGTGTACAACATATTCGCATAGCGTCGCGCGGCTGCCCAATACTTGTTCGTCTGGTTTTCCTTGGCGAGGGCGGCAAAGTTCCTAGCATGTGGAGCAACATCGTTATAAGCCTCCAGGTATGCATCGAACTGGCGTTTCCCCATGGGCACTCTGACCGGGAATTCGTCTAGAAGTTTTGGGAATTTCGTGAGGTCGCTGCTCATATCAAAGAACGATATCATGTTGCGCACGCTTTTCTTAAAGGTCATGAGAGCGGTCTCCGTGTTGTCGACGGGAGCCGTTATAGGTGACTTGGAAGGATCGCGAATGATGTTCAAGAGTTTAACGACATCTGGGATATTATCACCGGGTGTAGCGGTCAAGATCACGATTTTCATGTTGGGGAACTTCGTAGGATCGACGAGTTGCGACTCCAGATACTCATGCTGACGTTTTTGTGTCTGCAAGGGACGAAAAAGGTTATGCACTTCGTCGAATATCAGGACGGACTTGTCGAGATCCACATACATCTTGGAAACTGGTTTTTCTTTTTTGTTCCCCGTGGTTTTGTATGTTTCGGTCGATTTGACACGAAACGATAACTGGGCGAACGACATAAAACGTATGTTGCGTTTTTTGAAAGCCTCGCTGATAATCGCCATGCTTTCCTCTCGTGTCTTGCCGGTGAAAGGCGCCCTTTGGAACCGCGGATATAGGTTGAGAGCACATTCGTGGAACTTGTAATCCGGGTTGCTAGCGAGAGCATCCAGGGAAGATGCAAATATGATATCTCTGGGGTCATCCCAGAAAGAATCGATCACACCCATGGCAGTGCATGTATTATGTGTCATCGTGCAATCTGCCAATAAGTACCGCTGATTCGAATCCAGCATGAAGCCAAAGTAAAAGTCCGGAGCGCTGGCTTTCACCATGATATCGTATGTGAGTGGTTGCTCATGTGCCACTGGATGCTTTCGGCACGGAACATAGCCGCTTAATGTGTTTTTGTGCACGTGCAATCCTAAGGTTCTCGCCAGAAACACGATATCCGGAGACAAACTCGTCAAAACATACGTGGAATTTTCGAATATCGCCCAACGATCCAAGACGCCGGCGAGATACTTCATACGGACCTTGCTCGCATTCACTTTGTAGACGTTAGGTACGGCTGCGGTCAATGCCGCATTATATCCCTCGTAATAAGGATCGATCAGACAAGGTGTGTAGGGGAATTCTACGGGAACACGGTAACCCTTGAGCTTCTGTTGAGTTTCCTCGGGCAACGCGAGAAACTCGTTCACGGAAATCTCTATGATTTCTTCTTTTGTGATATCTTTGAGGCATAAGATATGTTCCGAATTGACACGATAGCTATCCCCGCTGTTGATATCAATGATATCATACAACATATCAAAACCATGTCCCAAGTCGAGCACCTTGCGTGGTCGGGAATCATCACCCATGACTCTATCTCCAATGCGGATATCCTGGACCATCATGATCGTCCCATCATACATCAGAATCGGCGTGTCCTTCGCATGACATTTCCCGCTTCCGGTCGAGTGCCATGCGAGCATACCGCGTTGTGATGTCTTTTTCCGTGAAACGTTTTTCATGACCATATTAATCACAGACTGTGGTATCGATGGCGCAAACCCGATGGGTTCTTCGGCGGGTTCCTCTGACTCATCCAGCACACTCTGAATATGTTCGATGCGCCGTTTATCCAATGTTTTGTTCACGAGGGCTTCTTTTAATATACGCTTTTCATCGTCCGTCATGAAATGATTCTTGACGTAGTGTTGGGTCTCGATGTTGAAACGATATTCTCTGCGTAGAGTCTTCGCGTCTTCTTCCCCTAGAAACTTCTCGTAATACCACTGATGATCTCGGTTGAGTGGGTCGAGGGTGATCAAGTTCTGTCGGATGCTTTGAAAATCCATGCGGGATAGCGAAGATGTTGTGTTGGCAGCGTCGCCATCTTTGGCTGCTTGTGGAACACAACGGTTTCCTTCGCCGATCAATTCGTTCACTTTGGGCGCGTGGGAAGGCCTGTTGTTTTTATACCATTCGTAAATATAGCTTTCGAGGTCGAAGTCTGGCATGTTATCGGGGGGCGTTTCTACCTTTCCTTGCTTGCTCTTCACGCGTTTCTTAGCGAAACAATCATACGAATACTTCCCGGTTTTGACCCACGCACATGCGGGGTCGGCATTACACGCCGTGGATGTTTTCTCGATTCGTTGTTCGATTTGAGCATCTTTTGCACGAAGGACTTTTGGTCGCAGGAGACCCGAGTCTTGACGTGACCCGCAATGGGCATCTTCCGCGTCGGTCCAACATACTCCATGATCGTATTTGTTCACGCGGTTGATGTCGTTGGGGCGCCATATACCCCGTAGATTCGCACATTGCGTTTGGTTTTTTGGTCGCACGTAAAAGCGTTCATCAGCGTCTTTGGTCCCTTCTACTCGCGACTTTTTATAGTGACAATACTTTGGTGTCGCCTTGAATTTATTGTTTTTCTTGAATGCTTCGACATCGTGATACAAGTAGGGATTGACGGCTGGTCGCGCATATTCATAGGAAGACCCGAAGCGAAGTTGACACTCGTTATCCCGAGATACGAGTTCTTTCTTGATCGCTTTGTACCACTCTTCTTGTTTGTTTCCATTCATTTTATATGATCGTTGAAAATAAATGAGTTTCACAAGTGCCGTGAATGTTCTTTTACAAGAGCGACATCTCGATTTGTTCGATGTTGTTTTTTTGAAAGCAACTTGCAAAGATTTGCAGCTCATTTGCGAGGTAAATTACGTGCCGCCTACCGATTTTGCATATAACTTATACGTGATTTTATACAAGGCCCTGCTACAAAACATCACCTTCTATATTCAATGTGATCCAGTATATACCGTCATCGATGATTCGACGATCGCTATCGTTAACCGTCGGCCGCTCAGTGAAACCGCATCTGTCATATATACGAGATACAGAGGTCTCGTCGTAGGCACCAAGAACACAGAAAAGTCTCAGTTACGCGCCGAGCTCGCGGCTATCGAATCATTCGACGATATCATGGTCACCTTTATCAGTGATAGCACACGGGTATCTCATGCAGTCAATGACATATATGCGCTGATGAAGAGACATGATACGAATATTAAAATCTCTATATTTTTAAAGTGATGGTCTGCACGGATATCATGGTGTGTATATTTCTGGCATTGGTTGTACTAATCGTCACGTCTTTTGTCATATACCGCAGTACACATGTGATTGAACCATACCGTGCATATAGAAAGAACTTTTTTCATTTCCTGTTTAAAAGGAAAAAGAAAAAAAGAGGAAAGAAATTTAGCGCCGCGAGCAAAGTCGCAGTAGCCCTCACCAATGCAAACTACTACGACTTTGATTTCAACTATGAACTTAACAAAAGGCATTACCAGGGACTGTACCCCGACCTCGGCCAAAACAAACAAATCGGCATATTAACCCATGATTCCCCTTTGCAAGACGAGGGAGGTAATAGCTGGATCGTTAACGGCACACGTGTCTATGATTCTATCAAACATAGCGATACTAATTACGAATTCAACGTATTTTGGCGGAATCTCTATATTGTCCCCACCAATGAAACACGCCGGGGAAGCCTTTTCAAGTATGGAACCGGTCCAGAAGACAACAAGATCCCGATAAATAAAACAACCCTCGATATGAACATTGACCTTGACTTTTTAAAGGCGGTGCCGAGTCAGATGTTGTTTCGTCATCCAGCTTTACACACCACTCTGTATACGTTTATAAGTACCGAAAAATGAAATATTTGATATTATTATGAAGAGTCTTGTCAAGCCGGCTAGGCTATGTCTGGATGCTTATAGAAGTCCGGATACACTGATGCGACTTTACAAAAGCTATGAGCCACGAGTCCTCACTCGCAAGAGCCAGAACACGAAATTACTCTCTATTGTTCATCGCGGCGATCTCTATATGACTTTTAGTGGATGCAACAATATCGACGACGTTGTGGAGTGCATCAATACGAAAGTGAAACGACCATTGCCCCAGCGTCCTGAGATATTAGTCAGCGAAACTCCTTGGAACATCTATGATGAACTATGGGATGAATTAGAAAAAATCCTGACGAGTTATTTGAACAACAGCGAAATCAACGATATCATCTTTGCGGGACATAGTTTGGGTGGAGCCCTTGCAGTCCTTGCGGCATGTACGAGCGAAGCGGCAGTGTCAAAGAACGTATATTGCGTGTCGTATGGTGCCCCGCAGTTTGCTAACGCGGACTTTCAGAAGCTCATCGACGAGAGACTCAAAGATAATGGGCACAAGCGAGTGGTGATTCGGAACGATATCGTGCCGCAGATCAAATTTAACCCTGTGTTGGTCACGAATGGCCAAAAGATCGAGATCTGTAATAAAAAGTACAATTTCATCGAAGCACATTCGTGTGAAAATTACAAGAGTGGTGTTCATGGGCTAAATTTTTAGATACGGAAAAGATAGCAAGATAACATCTCTATGCCCACTAGGTTCGTTCTTATCGAGGATATGTATGGGTGTGACCCGGTGCATGACGGTGGTATCATCGAATATAATTAGATTGCCTGGTTGGAGCAACACACGCGTGACATTTCCCGTCTTGTCGCGAAATTCGCTCACACCTCCTTCGATGTTATGGCGATTGATACATGCGACTCCGATAGCCGTCACGCCATCACGGTGCCACCCCCTGACTTTTGGGTGGCCTTCTTCGTATGGGTGGCATGTGATTCGTTGGGCGTGTATGAGAAGATGGGCAGATTCGCGGATGTGGGTCTTACTTATGAAAAAATCTACGAGCTTGCCGAGTTCTTCGGAATCGGCTTCGCGATCTATATGCAACGGCGGCATGCGCTTGAGTCTGTCAAAATCGGGTTTGAGCTTGTTGACATTTATTTTGCGCGAGATATCATAAACACGGATGTTGCCACCGAGCATTTTTGTTGCTTGAGAATTTTCATCATGATATAAGACGCACGTATCATATCGAAACATAATGGACCGTGCTATCGAACTTTCGGAAATGAGCATCATTATTGGGGGTGGTCCATTTGGTGCCGTGATCGTAAAAGATGATAAAGTCATTGGAGAAGGCCATAACAAGGTCGTGATGAGTTGCGATCCGACGGCACATGCAGAAGTCATGGCTATTCGGGAGGCGTGTCGAGCGATAGGGAGCCATTCGCTACAAGGTTGCGCGATTTATACCTCATGCGAGCCATGTCCTATGTGTCTTTCGGCATGCTACTGGGCGGGGATCGAACGTATTTATTACGCGAATAACCGCAAAGATGCTGCGGCCATTGGGTTTGATGATGACTTTATTTACGACGAATTCACAAAGCCTATGACAGAACGGCGCATTCCCATTACTTGTATTATGTCAAAAGCAAAAGCGGCTGCGAAAGCCTTCACAGAATGGGCCGCCAAGACAGATAAAGTGCCTTATTGAACTTTGGGGTTCCGCTATGGGGTTCCGCCCCCATACGGCGGAGAAGACGGAGGCCGATACATACGGATGATGGGTCGAGGAAATGGAGGGCGGTTTGTTGAAGTGAACTTTAGACGTTGTGGTGGCGGAGGCATTGGTGGGGGCGAGGGTGGAGGCAATGGTGGGGGCGATGGTGGAGGCGATGGTGGGGGCGATGGTGGGGGCGATGGTGGGGGCGATGGTGGGGGCGATGGTGGAGGCGATGGTGGAGGCGATGGTGGAGGCGATGGTGCCGGTAGCGGGAGCATTTGAAATACTATCACAGCCGATTCTGGTGATGTACCTACGACTCGAATGCTAATATCTCGCACCCATTCCTCACCGACCCGGAGCGTAGCGAGTAATATGGTAGGTGAGTAATCTCTGTTTCTTTTCAGGTGAACCGATACTTTGTTCACGTAAAACGCATCTAAACCAGCATCGCCCCCGATAGCAGTTCGGTAGCTGATAAAATAATCGCCGAATTTCACGAAACTAGCGGCCTTTGATCGCAATGCGGGAACGACGATGGTCCGCGGCACGCCATCCCAGGTGTTCGTCAAGTCTTCCACCGGGTCATTCCATCCCAGGACATATCCATGTGGGGCATTGAAACACCTTGTGCTGCAACAGAACCCCATCGCACATGACGTATCTCTATATTCAACGCCTGGAGTATTTGCATGCGCGAGCGTCATCGTATGACCGAGTTCGTGCATGACCGTCGCCAGTTCGGGTGTCCTGATCCACGATGTACAAGCGAATGCACTACAACCAACGTTTGCCAAACCAGCCCATGGACAATTCGTGTTTTGCGGAAGAATCAAGATGCGTCGGATATTCGGACCTAGTGGAATATTGGCATCTCGTGCGGCTAGGCTCGCATAATGGTTCAGGGCGTATAGCTCTCTCGATCCACATGACTTGGACCAATCATAAGAGACCCCATCAAATCGTCCTTGGCAGGGGATTTCCACGTACCGGGAAATCACGATATTGTCTTGAGGTGTGAATGTCGCGCGTCCATTTGAACAATTGGCGTACATACCTTGTAAACTCGTCGGCCGGGTGAACCACATCGCCCGAAGCGCCGCTGGCGAAGGACCTCTAGGCAATCCACAATAACTCATCGAAAATGTCACGGATTTGATTTGAGATACCTTTGTCGTCTGCTGCTGCTGCTGCATTCGGACCTCAGCCATGTCTGTTTTTTGAACGCTAGTCGCATGCACGACGCCGTCTTTCAATTCGCCTTCGACTTTGACCATATCTCCGGTCATGAACACCTCGCGCTCGCCATCTCCCTGGAAAACAACATCATATAATGCGCCCTGAGCTATCTGTATCGCATAACTCTCAGATGTCGCCAGCCATCGTCCAACGAAAGTGTCTGCTGCAACCATCGCCGATAGACAGAGGACGTATGCGAGTGCAAGAATCATAGCGTTCATGTTGTGTGTACGATGACACCAACCGAAGCTTCAATTTTTGACGAACTTCCTTCCGTTACATCTCATATAAGGCGAATAAACAGAGATATTGCATTCGATGGACAACATATCGGTGTGGCTAAACGTGCAAGCTCAGTTTAGGGACTATGTTCCTACGGTTCCATCAACCAAGGTGTTTTACAGAGACCATGATCGCCATCACTCACCATCGTACCCATCAACACGGACACGAGTGCTAAAAAGCGATACTATAGAAGTCGCAAGAACAATCCCATATGAAAGACCTTTGGTATTGATCTTGGCAGATGCACATGTTCCAGGTGGTTGTGTAGGTGCGGGCGCAGGCATGCAAGAAGAAAGCTTATTCCGTAGGTCTTCCCTCCATAAACACCTCATTCCTTTGTTGTACCCAATCGAAGAGGATGCAGCAATATATTGTCCACATGTGGAACTCACGGATGGAACCTACATGGATTTCATTGCATGCCCTGGAATAAAAATGCCGAAGCTGACGGATGGAAATCGTCTATACCCGGCAGATGAAGAAAAGCTTCGAAAGAAATTGCATGTTGTTTTTCGGACAGCTTACGAAGGTAATCACGATACTTTGGTGCTCGGCGCTTTGGGGTGTGGTGTATGGGGTTGTCCTCCCGTTCATATAGCGGAAATATTCAAGGGAGTCATCGCCGAGTACAATGGTGTATTTGAAGCGGTGTATTTTGCGGTATTAGGGGCCAATTACAATTTTTTCTCGTCGATATTGGACCCTCAAGCCTAATGCTTGATCGGCGTTGGGAACGAGAGCATACGTATGGCCACGGTTTTCGACCTGCGTGCTTTCTCCAACATTCTATACGCAACGTAATCTATGATGTGTTGATGTCGGTATATAAAGGCTGAACATGTTACTACGCACAAGCATGAACTTTGAATACCATTTTAGTATGAATCTCCTGTTTGGTTACAGGAGTCCCAAGAGTATCATTGGGGCGGCGGATAGAGCTTTCATCGTCGCTCAAGAAAGGGCAGGTGATATGATCGTGACTATGGCGCTTAGCGATGGTGCTCGAATTGTAGGAACATGCTATAAACATGATCTTGATGAAAATGAAAAGAGCTTGATTGATCATGGATGGGTTAAAATGAGCTATAGTGATTTATACATGTGCGTATTTGGAATGGGTGATCCCAAGATTCCATTCTGGAAGGATAGGAATGACCCATTGGCCAGGGCATTGAAGCAAGTCGAGCTTGATTCAAGTACACAAAAGAATCACGGCGGAATAAGTGGCGATGGCTTGTTTTATTATCTTGAGTCGGCGCCGACCGTCGTGTATGATATAAAAGAGCATAAACTAGAAACGACCCGTGATCATATAATTCTTACTTACAATATCGAAAGGAAAGGTGACGTTTTATTGAATATCCTTGTGAAGAGCGAGCAGAATATCAATATAAAAGAAATCTCGTTGTATCAATATGACTGGACGGGTTCATCTAAGGTCGTGTTTTATCACTCGCTTGATTCAAAGAGCGAGTATGTGATCTCGCCTTTTATCGATGGGATCCCGCTGCAACAAATCGGCAAGGCTATATACTTGAATATTATAGTAAGTGGTGGTGGGACGCACGTAGGCGGTATTGGAGAATACGTAAACGTAAGCGGCACGTACGCGTTTCTTGATGACATCACAAGAAAAAATGTGGCGGCGTATCAAAACGCGGAAGGACATGGCATACGTATTCGACATATGGATGGGACGATATACCGGGTTCATAATGTCAATGATTATGGGCACTCACCCAATTATTTAGGACCGGATATCTAGCTTAGCAATCCAGATACGTCATGAGGATGACATCTCGTGTGACGGGGTATCGTTAAAGAGGACGATTTGACCCGGTTGGAACATTGCCTGGACTACCCCGACGATATTATTACGATTTATGCATGCGAATCCGATAGCGGTCACGCAAACACGGTGCCACCCTTCGATCACAGGGTGACCCGCTTGATGCGGCCGACATGTGATGCGTTGGGCTTGTATGAGAAGACGGGCGGTTTCAGGGATTCAGGGATTTGGGATTTGTCGACGAAAAAGCTTGCTCGTACGCGATAAAAAGTGTTCCAACAGTAAATTGAAAGCACTCTAACAGAAAACATATATCATTAATATATATATGGCTCAGCAGCCCGAGCTATTACTTGAATGTTTACGAGATTCGGTAGAAGCCGATACATTTACAGACAAAAAAAATAATGTACAGGTAAAAATTGGTACAAATAATTATAGTTACACCCTTAAATTTATCAGCGGTAATGATACATTTAAAAGCGGCGATAAATATAATATCATTATCAACGATAGTGATAAAATCCATGTTGAATACGCAAAAACTTTGCGCATAATGCACAGCTCTATAGACAGTGAGTATTATGTTGATGTTATCACAATGTCTGGGCGTGTTGTATCAGCAGGCTTAGCAAAAATTATTCAGAGAGGTGGCAAACATAAATACAAAGGTCGTACATACAAAGTGCGTACTGGCCAACGTGGAGGTAAGTACATCATGGTTGGAGGAAGCAAAATTTATGTGTAAAACGGAAGTGACATATTTTGGTCTCAAGACGCGGGAACAATTGCGAGTTCCGCAAACTTGACATATCGATGGGACGATAATATCTATGACTTCGGGCATTAGGACCGGAATAAATTTCTCATATGGAGCATATAGTCGCGCATCTGCAATTTGAAAAGTATAAAAAGAAGCAAACGAAATACACTCGAACAATGGATAAGAATTCAGACAAACCTAAGACATTTTATGTACATACAGGAGAAAATGTCACAATCGTCACAAAAATCGCAGGTGTGAAAGAGACATCAAATACTATGCAAAGAGGTGATGTTCTCATCACGGGCCCAAAAAAGAACAATGTTGTCGGGGCGGGAAAGTTCCTGGGCTTGTATAATGTCAATGAAGAGATTGCTGTTTCAAGGGCCTTACCACGGATGGTGGCGAAGCTGACAGAAGATGCTTTACGCAAGGGGCATAAGAAAAAACACAATTACATTTACGGCATCATGGGGCGAGCAAATGATAGCCAACGTTGGTGATTATATCGTCAAGGATGGCGATGGGTATTATAGGATCGAAAAGACAGCATTCCGGGAGACATACGTAAAATCTAAATAACTTTCCACTTGAAGCCTCTATAGATATCTCCTGATTCGCTCATCTTGTGAATGGTTTTATGGCAAGTCTTGAATTGTGAGCATACATCCTGAATGCAATCATAGCGTTCAAGAACCGTATGAGTGACGGGATCAATTCTTTCCACATATCTTGAACTCGTCATTGGGGGTTTAGCAAGTGGCATGTCGCCTTCATATGTTGACTTGAGTGTGTCATCACAATCGTTGTACATCTTCCAATAAAACCCGGTGGCCATGCTTTGTTTGGATAGAGCAATCGTGATATTACATGCACGTGTTTTTAGTATCTCTGCCGCTTCTTTCTGGGTAGAGTATACCTTTAGGATCTTGTTTTTTTCCTTATTGATCTGCGCTACCAAACCAAGACGTTTCTTTGGTAGCTGGATGGTTTCTATTTTGGTTTCGGGGATGGTTTGCGGAAGCGCGCACGTGCCTTCTGTACAGAACCATCGATGGCTCTTTACGAGAGTATTGTTTTCACACGCCAATCTTATGTGATAATCATGCATCTTGGGGTCATTAAGAGAACGAGCAGCATCTCTCATATTGTAAAACATGTTCACTGGTTGTGAGAGATTATCGGGGTCGTATTGATAAATACGTCGTTCTGAGTCTATCGGCGGCACATCAGGTTGTGTTGATGTTTGTTCGTCTTCGGCTTCGGCTTCGTCGACACATGGGTTCAATATTGCTTTATCGAGAAGTGATGTAAGCACCTTCGTCAGCATGCTAATTTCAGATGCATCTGTCGAAGATGCTAGACGTTGTAATACAAGCGTACGCTCCTGATGCAGCTTTTCGAGGTAATTTAGTTTTTTACATTCGAGTCTTTGCGCTGCCGAGTCTATATTGAAATGACCGATGTTTTTTTCGATATCTTTCTTCATCTGCTCGTATGGGTAATCACTTGTCAATTGGATGAGCTCCGAGTTGGGAATCCTACGTTTTTTGATATCTGGACGATTCAAGAGATATTGCTCGAACTTATGAGGGCGGTTGCAAGGAAACACATCGACCAAGAAAAAATCTGTATACGTTTGACGTAAAGTTGACATGCGTTGGTTAATATCGTCTGTTTCGCCAATTTTATAAATATTGACAAGTATCTCACCGTCTTTGGTCATCCTTATCACTTTGACAACATACACACATGGTGTATCTTTGTGAGAGTGTCGAAGTTGATTATGACGGGCGAGCTGCAATTTCTTGGTAGATTCGCATTTGATATCATCAATGATGGCTCTGTTCCTCTTTTCGATATACATGAAGTAAAGTCGTTCCATCTTGGCGTAGTATGTCCTAGTTTGTTTTCCACGTTCAGTGTTCGCTGTCATACAAATTGCCTTGAACGTATCGACATTCATTAGGATTTTTTCCTTGTTATGCCCCCCATGAAGTTGCTTGACCTCGGGGTCAAGCAAGTTGTTGACTACATAATCAACGTTCTCTCGAAAGAACTTTTTCAAATGCCGTTTAGCGGTACCTTTTGCGACAAATCCTATCCAGTCTATGACCTTATCGAGATCGATGACATACTTGCTATTATCGTGACCGTGTGTCAAATACATCTGGAAATTATCTATGAAACGTTTCTGCTCTTCACCATCGAGCTCACCAATCAAGAGTTCCTTGAGGCAATTGTCGATATCTGGCATCTCAGTCGTCATTATATGTATAAAGTAGGTTGTACTTATATAGTTTTTACTGTCAAGTGATTCAAGTTGACATTACATGTTGATGAAACACTCTTGTAGAATGATGGACATTAATTCAGCAAGTCGAAATGACTTATCATCAGGATTGAACCTTATAAATTTACATGTTAACGTTTGTTGTATTTGGTCTTGTCTCTTTTGTTCGTACAATGGATCTCGCTCATCGTGATTATGTTCATCACATTCTATTGCTAACTTAGTATCAACAATATACATGTCTATGTAGTAAGAGTCAACCTTGTACTGTTTGCGCACATCAAATAATGGAGATAAAGCCTCATAAATAAACCCCAAAATTTCGGTTTCTTTTGGCATGTATCGTTTTACGTATTCAAGTTTGATATCGAAACAAGCGTTCATATTCCTTGAAACCATTGCATATTTATAATCGAGTTGATCGAATACCTGTTTTGTGACCATAACATTTTCTTTGTTTTGACCTCCATATGTTTTATTGAACCTATTTGGTTTTGATATAAAATAGTCTGTGTTTAGTGTAAAACCCATATTCTGAATCATTCTTTTTATGTTTCCTTTGCGAACTTTGTATTTTTCACATATGGTTTCGATATTGAAAGTATCCATTACAGAGTATAAAGTAGGTTGTACTTATATAGTTTTTAACTTGTTACTCACATAAACTTGGGTGGTTGAAGTCGAACTTTACATAGAAAAAATCAAGAAACGGGAACGATAGCTAGTTCCGCCAACTTCGCCATCATCATATCATACTTCTGCTTTGTCGTGTACCGTGATGCCTCTGTCGTTACCCAAGTCCTCTTCCCGGTCTTTAGAAGATCTGGATGTTTGTCGATTACAAACTTATCGCCTCGAGACTGGGTCTGTGCTTGATAGTAACAATACTTGGGAATATCTGCCGCGGTGAGCCCGCTATCAGGCGGAAGTGCGCATACCGTTTTTTTGCCTGCCGCAGTTCTTCGTTGGGGGTCGACAGTAGGTGCCCCAGCGGACTGTACAGGGGGCTCTTCAGTAGCGATTCCTTCGTGTTCCAAAATACACTTGCGGATAGCTTGATATTCGGCGAGGTTCTGCGCCTTGAGTTGCTTAAACTCGGCATTCGTATTGATTGCGTCGTTCATTTCCTCAAGTCTTGCAATGATATCTTGATATTTCTGGAGTACGGTACACTTGGCCGATTTCGTGCCACTCATGGTAGCTTTCTTTCTAGTTCCTTGGCGGACTTCATTGATCAGAAAGGGATGACATTCGATGACAAATTTGCTTTCAGATCCATCCCAGCGCACATGGCGTGGAAGTTCATCGATGCCGGCATCGACAAGTTCTTGGGGTGGTGCGAGCTTATCGGAGCGCGAGCCCCGGTTACTGTTTTGCTCTCCTTGAGTGGCGGCCCGGAGATTCTTTCGGCGATTATCGAGCTTGCAACAGTTGATATGATCGATACTGTATCCTGGACGCGAGATCCTATAATGATCCGCGAGCATCTTGTGCATCGACATCGTTCCGTTGTTGTGATTGTACATATACCCAGACCCACTATAAAACCATCCAAAACGGCTGACGATCTCATCAACATCACAATCATACACTACAGGGTTTTTGTCAAGATTGCTCCAATACATTGCATAACACTTATTGCCATTATCGTCTTCAATCAAATACTTTTTCTTCATCTCCATCTTTCCATGAACGGGGCGCAGGTCGGTTTGCTCTGTGATTGTGTAGATCATTTTGCTATGATGAGAACAGATACTCATAGAACCATTTCAATTTTTTTTAAGTCATGTCCACAACTGGTACGTTATCGCGACGATGAATGGTAAAAAACCAATGATTGACTTGAGACTTTTATGATATATAGAGATAAATGCGGAAGTTAAATGGTAACTTTCAAGAAAAAATTACACAACTAATACGACATATCGAGTGTGTAAGGTATGGATGGAATATACTAATTTGAATATGCAAGTCCGCCCATCCCCGACATAATACGCAGCACGTTGTAGGAAACGGCATAGATGCGCACCTTGGCGGAGCCACCGGTGACGGTGTCGGAGGTGAGGGTCAGCTGTAGAGTGGCGTTATCGATACGAGAGAAGTTGCAAGTGCCGGATGGCTGGTGCTCCTCGGGGCGCAGGGCGAAGGAGTACACGTTGATACCAGCGGAGGGCACGTTCTCGTGGTGTTGGTAGGGCTGCACCAGGTTGAAGTACTTGCCATCGCGGGCGCTGAACCTGTCGTGGCCGTTGAGCTGTAGCAGGGCAGTGGACACTGGGTTGGTGCCGTTCTCGAAGGACACGGGCACGAACACGTTGTTGGCACCACCAGCTGCGATACCGGGCATAGCGCCGGCCTTGACATCGCCTGCCTCCGGGGTGAGGAGGGAGGTGTTGGACAGGGCCCAGGCACCCACCGGGGAAGAGTTGGTGGAGCCGAATGAGTAGGTGTAGTCGTAGGAATCGGTGTAGTTGAACCATTGCTTGCCCCAGGGAGCGGCGTCGCTCACGTTGAGGTCACGGGATACCACCCATACCAATTCTTTCGTGGGATGATTGAAATTTAGCTTGAATTTATTGTTGGTGTTGGAGGTGCTCTCGTCACCGGTGAACTGTAGCTGCTCGATCAGGTATTCGTGTGATACCTGGGCGAAGCGGCGGCGCTCATCGGTATCGAGGTAGACATAGTCCACGAATAGGGTGCAAGACTCTAGCGAGCGCACGGTCACGTTGTTCATGGCGGTGGTGGGGACACCGCCTGACACGGTGCCGGACCAGTAGCAGTTCTTCACGTCGTTTAGCTCAAGGTTAATTTTAACCTCGTGATATTGCAAAGCGATGAGCGGCAGGGCGAGGCCGGGGTTGCGGTTGAAGAAGAACTCTAGGGGAATGTAGAGGGTATCGCCGGCCACGGTCACACCGGTGGTGGCGGAGGGGGTGGTCAGGTAGGGGGTGTTGCCGACCATGTTGGCGTAGCCGATTTGGTGGCCAGCGGTCTGGGTCAGCTCGTTCCAGATGTGTAGCCAGTCACCGTAATGCTTGTCACATTTTTACGGTGGGTACTACATGTTTGGCATTTTAACATGTAGAGGGTCCTCGCGGATACCCTTACCTTGATTTTCACCAAGGAGTAGACTATATCTTGAGCCATCACAGGTGATGATCAATCACCTCAGACCCGCTTCCGTTTAGTCGTTGAACCTTCATCCTCCTTCAATGATCGCCAGGAAGGTAGGATGCTTGGCTGCGGATTGCCCATTTCAGAAGATCTCGAAAATCTTCTTCATCCTTGGGATTTTTACCATACCGGAGTTCTACTCTCCGCCACCAGCTACTCTCATAACTGGCTTGGTACCCAAAGGCTTTAGGGGTTTCCCGCATTTTGAAAGCGTTGCAGCTTTGACAAGCTACTAGTATCTGTGGAATCTCTTATCGTGTCGAATGTTTCATGTGGCCGTTGACACAGAGACTTGTGCTCCACCAAAAGGTTTTTCCTCTATGCTGCACAAGTTAGCATAGGGGCCTGATACTTTTCCGCACTGACATCGTTAATGCGTTGACCACCGATTTCGAGCTCGACGCTCTTGATTAGAATGTGGCCTAGCCAGTTCAGCCAACGGAAAGAGGTGCCGGAGGGCACAGTCACGTTGGGTAGAACCACGCGTAGGTAGGCACGGTGAATCAGATCACCGTTGCGGCTGATGGTGCAGGTAACCTTCTTGGACCAGTCACCAAGACCGTTGAAGGTCTGCTCGATGGATTCCAGAGCAAAGTTGGTGTGACGACGGTAGATGACCTTGAAAACATTTATACCTCTATTTTTCAATAGCGGATTCGACTATATCTTAAGCCTGGAATATAATCCCAGACCCACTGCCATTTAGTCTGTGAACAGCACTCATATTGATATTGTTGATATCAACTTAGAGCTTGGCTGCGGATTGCCCATTTCTGATATATTCTTCGTCATGGAATACATCTTCATTCGACAAACTTGTTACCATACCCCAGTTCGTTTCTCTGGGCCAGTGCTCTTTTTCAAAAACACCTTGGTATTTGTCGACTTTAGGGGGTCCCCGCAATTTGACAGTGTCGCAGCTGCTACAGCCACTAGCAGTAATGGTTGCTGGTCAGGCATATTGGGAACCACTTACGGGTTTATGATGCGATTATTCCCATTCTCGCATCCCGACTGCTTTTCAACCCCTTTCTTTAGTGTGCTTAAAGACTTGAGGTGATTTGAGGGTTGCCGGTGAGGTATACGTCTTGAGCGCCATAAGCAACTAGTTGCATGAGGCCGCCACCCATATTGCTTTATACTATATATAAAGAAAATAATTTTTAAGGAACGCATGAAATTTGAAAATGCTTTTTACAGCGAAAAAGCATGACCAAAAGAGGTTTTTCGGAAATATATCTGATTATCAGTCCTTCCGGCAAAAGATACATCG